ATGTTTTTTTCCTATGATGTGCCCCACACATGTGCGCTCGTAGCTCAGTTGGATAGAGTACAGGTTTCCGAAGCCTGGGGTCGTGGGTTCGATCCCCGCCGAGCGCACCAATCTATTTTATAAAATCAATAACTTATATATATTTTGGCGTATATTTGGCGTAATGCGCTTTTTATCCACAGGTTTTTGACCTAATTTTGCTTCTTATCAAAGGTCCATCTTTTGCCATTATAAGTCACAGTTCCATCCAAATTAATCGGCAACTCTTTTAATGAGTAGTCATAGATTTTAATAACATTCCCATTCTTATCTAAATCAGCGGGTAGATTGCAAGTATTTTCCATCCTGCCCGCTTCCGAAACCATGATCATGACTTGCGACATCACAAAGCCCTTACACAAATCGAGACATTCACATTACTATTAATTGTGTGAGCTGTGCAACCTGAGAATAGGAGGCACAGCAGTGTGATGATTGATGCAACTTTAGTGCGTTTACACATATAAGTTACTTCTTTAAAAAGAGTGCTCGTTCTGCTTCTCGGCGACGAACTAGGCCCTTCATAACCTTGCCACCTGCTTTGTTCCACACAAGGAATTGATCAGCAGCGCCTTGATAGTCACCTTTATTCAGTTTTTTTAATAAGGTTGAATTATTAAATGCACCTGAGCCAATGTTGTAAGTCAGCGATACCAAAGCATCAAATTGGTTTTGAGTTAAAGGCACAGTAACCGATTCATTTACAGTCTTTTCAAATTTGGCTAAGTCGTGTTTGAAGTAGGCTTTAGCTTGCTCAGGTGTACAAGTATCCCCTTTTTTTACCTTCACGCCATTAGGATAAACTGTTGTGCCAGTACCAATGGTCCAGACTCCTACACCATCATCGTAAGCATTGAATCGCGTGCCCTCAAAACTAGTTATTAAATCTATACCATCATCACTTGTAGTTTTTCCACCTGGTGCAAGTTTTTCGACCACTTTATTTAGATCGTCTACTTGCGCCTGTGTAAGCTTGCCGCCTGCAATTACTCGGGCAGCATCGAAGAATGGTTTAGTTGTCATTGGATTCACCTTTCTTTTTCTCTAACTCAGAGCTACCAAAATAAAAGCCACATGCAGTTGTCATAGCCCCTGCAATAAAACCCAATGCCGTATTAATCAGATTGCTATTTTCACGTGGCATATCCACAAAAAATAAAGCAATCACTAAAACAAACATCAGTCCCACTAATGCGAAAGCTAGATAAGCTCTTGTATTTTCACTGTTCATCGTCCTGCTTTCTCCAATCGTGATACTTTCTCTTTAATTAAAGACTGGTCTTGGCTTAATTGAATAATTGAAGAACCAACCCAAGCACATAAAGAAAATACGATGCCTGCAAATATTCCCAGCAATACACGTAGCACAGAAATTCCACCATCTTGCGCTGCTGTGCGGTTTTCTAAATTGGCGACTTTGATATCCAATGTATCGATATCTTTTTTGTTCTGTTCGCTAGTCTCTTTGTGCGCTTCATTAATGAAAGTCAGTCGAGTAACATGATCTGACAACATGCGAATATCACTCTGAATGGAGTCGATTTTCTTTTCAAATCTCAACCCGTATGATTCATTTTCAGTCATGCCTTCCCCCTTTCGTTTAGGCAATAAAAAAGCACCCGGTTGGGTGCTATCTAAGAAATTTCTAAATTAAAAATTTACTGCTTCAATTTCTTCATATGTCAAAGCAGTTTCAATTTTCTGTCGTGCAATACGCCCTCTTTCATGAATGTTATTAATGTGCACTGCAAGTGCTGTTTTTAAGTCAATCAATTGATCAGGACTAAGATTAACAACTGAATTATCTTTTAAAGTCCACTCAACTGATACGCCGAGCAAAGCAGCAGTAGCAATTCTTAATTGAGAATTATGGTCTGAATCATAAAGCTTATTTTCAAACTCAAAACCGCCAAACTCATACTGATCCCGAATCTGTTTGATTTGTTCCCATTTGTGCCTTTTCACATCTTCTAAAGATCGATTATCGACCCACTTCTTAGTTTCATAATCGAAGATATGATATGGCGAGGGTTGAGCAGGCATCTCTACCCACCCACCCTGATAAAACATATTTGGATAAGGAGGATCATCTAAAGCTACACACCCCTCCGGAGTATTCAGCTTGATCATCTCTTCATTACCAAAAATATGTCCAATAACTTCACCATTCTTTGAAACTAATACCGTCACTTTTTAAGCTCCAATGTTGATAAAGATGACATGGTGATTATTGTAGGAGCTTCGGCAAAGCCACCTTGAGCTACAAATGAACCATAATAAATATTGGAGTATTTTGTGATATATGCCAGCTGAAGCACTATAGTTTTTGTACCAGTGGATGCAGGTAAGATATAAACTGGCGTTGCTGTAACCCCGATAAAGCGGATTGTACTATTCCCATCATAAAATGTTGGGTAAATTTCCTGAGTGTATGCAACAGTACCATTTACTAATACCCGACAAGCCAATGTCACACATTTCAAAATGTCGTAGGAGGATGGATATTGTGTGATCCTGACCTTACAGTCAAACACAAACGATCCATCAATCCTTAGCTTGCCTCCTTGGGTTTCTACATTAAGAGTCACTAGGTCTTGTGTATAGGCAACCGAACCCGCCATTGAATTAGAAACAGCAAAATAAAACTTACGCTCTGATTGATTAATTACTCCAGAAGGAACAGTGACTGCTTCATCTTGAATTTTTAAAGTATCAATTGCGCCATCTTCAATATTCGCAGTTTTGACTTTAATTGTCCCCAAGTCTGCACTAATAACGCTTAAGTTTTCAGCCCAAATTCGATTCGCATTGATGTATCCAAAACTACCATTGTCGACATACAAACCACGCGGTATAACAGTGCCATTAGGCAAAGTAACCGGAGTGTTTTGCAGGGTCATTAATGGTTTAGGTTCTACACCATCAACACCGACAGGCGTACCAAACTGAATTGCATCATAATTGAATATGAAAGTTGAAGTCGTACCATCATTCATTGATCCATGACCAGAAACATGGCCATTTACATCGAACTTAGTAAACTGCTGAGCATAGATGCCATCCACACTTTCACTGACATTTTGAATAGACGCACTATTCTCACCGACTTTAGTTTGCAACGTTTCCGTTACTTTTATCGTTGAAGAAATAGCACTAGCATTTGCATTGATTTGTTGCTGAAACAAAGCATTGCTGTCATTCAATTGTGCAGACACTTGATCTGTACGTTTAGATTGAGCCAAATCGCCTTCAATACGTGCAGATTGCTCTGACCAGACACCTGCATAACCTCCTTCATTTCCGATTAAGTCAGATTCTGACCCGATCAATGGTGGATTGATTTGCGCGTAAACACCGTCAATGCGTACTGTTTGGGCAATAACTTTGTCATCTACATTCTTAATATCAGACTTAACTTGAGTAATGTCACCAGTAGTGGCTTTGTCTTTCAACTCGATATTGATGTTCTTGATAGCTTCAATATTTGCTGAAGATTGATCGACACCAATTTTTGCAGTATCACGAACTATGGCAAGAGCGTTGTCATTGCTAGCAATATAGTTATCAATCTTTTGGACTGTAATTTTATCGCCTTCAATACGTGATTGAACTTCTTGCTGGGTATAAGCTTGTAAATCACCTAGTACAGCATTAGTTGAATCAACACGCTTACTTACAACAAGATCACCTTCAATTCTTGCTGATTGTTCAGACCAAACCCCTGCATAACCTCCATCATTACCGATCAAGTCAGTATCAGAACCAATTAGCGGTGGGTTAATCTGTGCATAAACTCCATCAATTCGCGTTGTTTGAGCTGTAATCTTGTTATCAACATCTTTAATGTCAGACTTAACTTGAACAATATCACCTGTACTTGCTTTATCTTTTAAATCAACCTGAATAGATTGAATTTGCTCTGCATTTGCAGCAGATTGACCTGCCGCAACATTAGCTTTTGATAAAGCTGTTGCCGATGTTTGTTTAGCTTCATTCGCATTATCTGCTGCATTATTTGCAGTAGTTGTCGCTGTCGATGCTTCCGCGTGGGCTTGCTGAGCAATTGATGCTGCTGATCCTGCCTCAGAAACAGCCGTTTCTGCCTTACTAATTGCAGAAGCTGCATTTTGTTTAGCTTCATTAGCATTTGCATCAACAATTTTCACTCTGCTATCTAATTCAGTTAATGCCTTAGCATTGCTTTCTGAATTAGACACAGCAGATTCAGCAGTTTGCCGAACATTCGCAAGAGCTAGATCATTACTCGCCCGATAATCAGTCAACGCTTTTGTAACAATCTTGTCGCCTTCAATGCGCGCAATTTGCTCTGAATTGATACTTGCTGCATTATCATTTACAGAAACAATAACTTGATCTGTACGTTTTGCCTGTAATAAATCTCCTTCTTGAACAGCAGATAAAATCGACCAGACACCTGCATAGCCAGCATCATTTCCGATTAAATCAGATTCTGAGCCAATTAAAGCAGGTTTAGTAACGACCTCAACCCCTGTTACGCGTTCAGCCAATGCTTTATCTGCATCAATTCGCGCATTACTTTCATTTGTAACTAGTGCGCGAGTTTGAACATCATTTTCAACTGACTCAGCTCTCACTGTTTCAATTAATGATGCATTTGCTGAATCTCCATCAACGCGAGCTTTCGCTTCCTGCTGAATTGCTGCTGCATTATCTCCAGCTTGCGCAACCACAGTATCAATTCTTTTGCCCAATGCACTATCAGCATCAGTTCTTGCCTTTTCCTCACGTTGAATTGCCGCTGCATTATCTGAAGAACTAGAACTAACTGTATCAATTCTTTGAGAGAGATGCTCATCACCACTAATACGTTCTTCTTTTTCAGATGTTATAGCCGTATCACGCAACTTTGCTTCAGCAAGAATTGCAGTTTCACGAGCTTTTTGTTCTGAAAAATCAGCATTAATCCTGTTTTGAACTTCCTGAGCAATCAACTGATTTGTTGAATCAATATCTTTGATTCGTGCCTCACGTTCTAACGCAAGGTTATTGTTTGCTTGATCTACAGCCTGCTGAATAGCGTTTTGACGATCAACGACTTCTTGTGCAATCCGATCTTTCGTATTTTGAATATCTTGCTTAAGTGGACCTATTTCAGCATCAATAGTCTCAATATGATCAATCTTGGTTTTAAGATCCTGACTAAGTTGTGTTTCACTGATTTGATCGTTCAAGAGCTCAAGAACATCTGTTGCATCGGCTGAAGTTGTCGCATGAGTCCAATCCGACCATGGCCCAATATTTCCGATTCTATCAATCAAACGGCCACGATAGAATTGAGTTAAGTTAGGTTGTAAACCTTGCAAAGTATGTGTTGTCGTTGGATAAGCAAATAAACCCAATTGAGCAATGTTACTTGTGCCATCTGGTGAAACTTGAATCTCGGTATAAGCCGTATCAAGTGCGCCAGTTGCAGGAAAACCCCAATTTAGGCGCATACCAAACAAAATACCTGTTGCTTGGATGAACGCTAAAGCTGGTGGCAAACCTTGCTTGCCATTAAGCTTAGTGACAACTGAATAAGTTGGTAAAGAGGAAATATCCGAAGCATTAACCGCTGTAACTTTTGCTTGATAGTTGCCAGCATAAATACCCGGCACCTCAATTGAGTTATTGCCGGTAACTGGCAGCTTAATCCAGCTACCATCATCTTTCCGCCATTCAACCAGATACTTAACCGCACCTTTTGCTTGCGTCCAAGACACAACCATGGTGGCAACATTAATACCTTGATCCACCCGATCTTCGCTTGTAATAACAATATTTGAAACTGGTTCTTGAATATTGGGATTAACAATTGAAATTGGTACATCGATGTAATGAGCGCCATGATCGATTGCATCAAACTTTTTCGGATTGTATTCAAGCGCTGTAATAGTAAATTGATGTGAATCACTTTGAACTACTGACAAAACCCTAAATTTAAGCGTTGCCAAATCTTGAGCATCAATAACCCATACGTTTTGAGGTGCAATTTCATCAAAAGCTACAGAAACAGTTATGACGCGGCCTGTAATTGCTTGGACAATACGAGTTTGAGCTTTCCCGTTTTCTCCATTAACGATGAGTCTATCACCCGCTACTGCGACCACATCATCACGGTCAAGAGTAATGCTTTTTCGATCTGCTGAAATTGCTGAAATGCGACCACCGTTTGCTCTTCCAGCAAAAATAGGATCTGCAAATTCAATCACTTTACCTGGCAAAGGAATATGGCCGTCTAATCCAACTTTAAAAGTCACAGTACGTGTTTCAAGTTGTTCAGACTTTAAAGCCCACAGACCTGCTCGTTGTGCTTGCCCACGCGATGTGCACCCCCACGCATCAAGTTCAAGTAAGCGCACCTGTTTCATTTCAGAAATGGCTTTCTCATCACGCACAAATTCATATTCAGTCTTATAGTGATTGGCTGGGTTATCCCAAGCTACTTTTACTGCATTATGTCTATCACGGGCACGTGTACCATTATGATCCGGCTCCCCGATAATATTGGCACGCGTATAAGTGAAATAGGTATCTTGTGGAATATCAGCATCACAAACAATGCTATCCCCATCCCAATAAGTAATAGCTCGAAAAACACCAGCTAATTTTGTAAGAATGCTATAAGCATCTTCAGCGCTCTGAAGATAAATGTTACATGTGAAACGTGGTTCTTGACCGCCCAACCCGTCTGGTACCATTTCGTCACAGTATTGTGCTAATCGGTATAAAGACCATTTATCAAGCATTCCATCTGTAATTCGCTCACCAATTCCGTAGCGCTTAGATGTGCAAAGATCATAGTAAATCCATGCAGGGTTGTTTGAATATGCGCGTTTAAAAGTGCCATCCCAAAACCCAATGTATTCGCGGGTTTCAGGGTTGTAATTTGTCGGTACCTTAATTTTTACGCCTTTCAAATCAACCGCAAGTTTTGCGACTGATCCACCGAATGTTTCAGCATCGTATTGCAATGAAACTAATGCTGTATTTGGATAGCGTAATTTCGCGTCTATTACTTCAGTAACAGCCTTAACATACATTTTGTCGCTGATATATTCAGAAGTTGAATTTGGCGTGATTCGGCGAACACGAACGAGCCAGCCTGAATCGGCTTTGGGTAAGTCAATACGATGTGGACGCTCATAATTATCAGATGTTTTATCTGAAATTTTTGCTCTTAATACTTCTGACCATGCTCCGCCATCAGTTTGCAAGTCCACCGCGTATTCAATGGTATAGCCAGTAACATCACCCGTTGCTGGGTCTTGGTTGCGTAGTGGACCCCAACGTAAACGTAAACGTACTGCATCAAGATCTAGGTTGTTAAAAGAGCGCACCCATGGTGTAGATGATTTAAGCTCTACGTCAATCGGAATTTCATTTTCAACTGCCGGGAAGCCTTCAATGTATTCTTGATCGTTTGTTCCGGATCTAAAATTAACAGTAACGTTTTCAAAGTTCTTGTTGCCGTTTTCATCTTGCAACGGAGTATCTTCAAGCAAAATTGATTGATAGCCGTTTGCTAATCCTTCGACCTCACCCTCCGCTAGACCAATCAACTCTTTAATATAAGTTTTAGATTGTGCGGAGTCCGGTGCAACTACTGGTTGTCTTGGTTGCTGGTTTCCCTTTTTAGCGCCTTTTACCATCGCTGTCATATCAAATCCCACGCAATAAAAAAGGCGCCAAAAAGCGCCTATAACTAACTTAAAAATTACATCTGATCTTCTGGATATTGACCAGCACTTAATACGAAGCCGCCGACTTCACGTCTACCATAGAGAATCGGTACTGGGTAACCTTGCGCTGCTGTGGTTACTGCACTCCCAAAACCAAAGTTTGCCCGGTTCCCGTCTTGATTTTGATTTTGAGTAGTTTGGGCTTTCGGCATGAGCATAGAAGCAACCCCACCCACAGCCATACCTGCGCCAGCGCCAATCAATGCAACACCGTAAGCTGAAGACGTACCGCCAGTCATCACACCTGCAACAATCAGAACTACTCCAAGAACTAATTGTAAGACTCCACTATTACCACCAGCTCCCATTACACGCGGGACGATGTGAATAATGTCGGCTTCAGTAGACATATCAAGCTGCTCTTCACCGATATTGTCACCAGTGATTAAGCGCTTTGTTTCATGATCGTAAATTGCTGGGCGTTTCTTGCCTAGCTTATTACTTGAGCCTTTACCTTTAAGAAAAATTGCAAAAGCCAACCCTTGCTCATGGGCATGTGTCATGAAGTGTTCAAAGCCAGCGATTTGAACTGATAAAGCACGCATGGCTTCACGCGTATTTGCGACATCGAGCTTAAATTCACGACCAAACTTTTGGCCCAAGATGCCGTACAACTTAATTGTTTTTAACATCTCTATGCCTCAAGATTTTTACCGTGCGATCTTTCCACTGTTGGCCATAAATTTCGCGTACTGACTTTCTGTTATACGGATGATGCAGAATTAAGCTTGAACCTATGCATTGCTCAGTTTGCTCCGATTTAAGCTGCCCATTATTACCCAACCATATAACTGCATGATTTGGATGTTCTGTACGTCCAACCCGACAAACCAACATATCGCCATATTCTGGTTTATCAACTTCAAAGAAACCTGCTTTTTCGTAATTTTCAAGGTAAAGTGATGGATGGTCTTTATCTTCCCACCAACCATCTTTACGCTCGAAATCCATCATCTCTACACCCAATTCACGACTATAAAAATCACGTACAAGCGCATAGCAATCTTGCCAGCCATGAAAATAATTACGCCCCACTAAAGGGGCGCGATAACCGCAAGGCTCGTAGACTTGAAAATCAAGATCCGGATACGAACAAATTACCCACGGCTTTTGATGTAATTCAATTTGAATCAGATCAAGTTCCGAAGCTTTTGTTGTTCCATCTGGATGAGAGTGCACATAAGCTAAGATTTCGCCTTGATCTTCAGCACTTGCCAAGTCTTCGGGATGTATTTCAAACTGATCAGATTGTTCAGCGATATTGCGACAAGGAATATATTGCTTATCAATAATCACACCACAGCATTCAAGCGGGTAACATGCATCAGCATGGGCCATGATTGCTTTTTTAATTTTTGCTGTCAGTTTCATAAGACCTCACAACATGCTTGAAGCTGGGAATCCGCCAAAGGGTAAAGGCTTGTTTTTACTAAATCGACATTCACAACCAGATAATCTGTACGAGCAACGATCTAAAGCAGGATTGTCTGTAGGCTCATCTTTCTCGGTAAACATTGCTGCCCCGGTGTAACCACACTCTTCCCCGCGATATTCCCAACTACAATAAGAAGTAATTTGACGTACAGGAATTTTCAAACCTTCAAAATCAATCGGGTTAGAAAGCTCAAAAGTTACTTGCTGAGCATTTTCCGATGTCTTTTGTTCTATAAACCAAGTTTGTTCTTTAGACTCGTTCGATGCTAAAGGATTGCCAGAAGTGAAATTTTCAGGATCTAGATATTTAGCCAAAGTAGTAATAACTTTTAGCTTTGCACCTGCAAAATCTTTAAATTGCAGACAATAAGCAGAAACAGCATGTTGAATGCCGTTAATGTTATTTGCCATTGTCAAAGTTGGCGCTGAAGCTTTACCAGTTGAACTCATTTCAAGGCCACTTACTTCGAGTGCCATTGGTTCAAAAACTTGACCTTGCCAGATAATATTTCGGTTCCATACTTTCTGATCACCGGTATCAAAAATCTTTCCAATGCTGCCGGTATCTGCACCGATCAATCCTTCAGATCCGATGGATGAGTAAATTTTTTCCCAGTCTTGAAAAGAAATATGACCATGAAAACGTAAAATGCCAGCCCCAAGTGAGCTGGCATCTAGTTCATACAAATGGATTAATCCATCTACATACAGCTTCTGGAAATCACTATTCAGGGTCATTTTTTGTCACCACTGGTATTTCGGGTACTGGTTTAGGAATTTCTTGCAAGCGAATATCGATCCAGCGGCCCGTTGAAATATCAACTGGATTATCCAAATCAGCAATAATTGAAGCAGACTCAACATCAAACTTCTTTTTAAAAGTTTTGATTTCAATATCTTTATTTTCTAACTGCTGATAAATCACAGCAAAAAGAATGTTCCCGTTAGCATCTTTTGGCGTTTCGATATACCAACCTTCCGTTGCAAAACCTGACGTTCCTTTTAGCAAGTAGTGCCCTACATCGCGTTTTTCAAAAGTTATAGGTTGCTCAGCAGCTTCATCGTTAGGTTCAATTTTATCTGTAAACAGTTTAATAATTGGTGAAGCTGCTTTTATGAATCCGTTTGCATCGACTGTAGTATTTCCGCTATGTAAAATACTATAATAAGATATTGAGCCTAAACTCCAGGTTCTAAAACCAATTTTTGCAGAACCATGAAGGCCTATGGCTATTTGAGATCCAATTGATTCATCGACCCAGGGTATATTTACTATCATTTGGTATGCAGGCATTAAAGAATTGTCGTTTTGTTGAATTTCACTGACTGCATAAAACCCACCTTTAGCGATTCTTTCTGCGCTACCGACGCGTTGACTTGTAGTACCCACACCAAAAGCGCCAACCTCCATCACATTGCCTGTAGCTGTACCAACATAACGACTTGCTGCATGAGTGTTGTTTGTAAAGTTTTCATTAATTTTTGCGCCAGTTGAACGGAAAGTATCACCACCTGCGCCAGTCGGTGCCGTACCTAGATTTACTGTTTGAATTGTCATTTTCTTACTCGCATAAAAAAGCCCCTAAAAAGGGGCTTTAAAAGGATTTAAATTTAAGGATAGAAGACTTGGGTGAATGTCGTTGAGATTTGCCAAACATCACCGCCCAAACAGCGGGGTTGATATTCACCTGTTTTAACTCGAACCTCACCATCTAACGGCGAATCCCAAAGAAACGAGTCCGCGCCTTTGTGTTGATCGAAGAATGCTTTGATTTGCATAATTTCGGCTTTTTTTGCTGTCCGTGAATATTGCCAAGTACCTGTTCGGTTATTGATTCCTATTGAGACATTTTGCTCATACCCATCACCAAACTTAGAGGACAAAGTATTAAAGCTTTGCGAACCTGAGTTACCCTCTAAATCTTGGCACCAAGTGAATTTACGATTACTCATCTTTTTTTGACCACTCAACTTTCATACTTACCGGACTATCTTTAAAACGTTTTTTGCAACTTTCTAGATCCTTCGTATCTTGATCTGGAGCCAATAAACCTGCCCGCCTACTTTCACGAACTGCCCATTCTTTTAATTGCTTGTCCATTAAGTCAGCAATTTTAGTACTCTTAGATTGTTTTTTAAAAATGAGGGCAAATGACAATCCAAAGACGAAACCCGTTGCATATTCAATTAGATTAAAATCAATTAAATTTGCACTTATGTAGAAAACTACAGCAATCAATAAAGCAAGCAGAAAAGTCATAATGTACTTTTTCACTTTTGTACTCCCATTAAAAAACCCACTCAAGAGAGTGGGTTTATTTGGTTTTAAGTGGTTAAATTTAGGTATTAACGTCTCACTAGATTAAACAAGACACCACCTTGGCGGCTTTCACGTCTAGCCCATGCGTCCATTGCATTATTCAGAGATTCAGCAATTTGCTTTTGCCCTTGTGTATTGACGCTTGCAGATCCATCAGCAAACGTAATTTGCTGACTAATTTGTACATTGCCCTCACTAGACCCGTTTTGACGATTATTTAAATAATTCGTCAAATCTTTGTTCTGTTGAGGGTTTAGTACACGTTCACCACCATCTAAAAGCCATGTACCTTCACGCGGGATATTATCTATACCGTTATGAGCCATACCTTGGATTGTTTGAGCTGCCATGATACCAACTGAAGCATAACCTGTTGCCCTAACAACTCCAGCCAATACACTTCCATAAGCGCCACCTTGTGCCAGTGCTTTTGTAGCTCCCTCTTCCGTGTTAACAATTGCTTGAGCTATTGAAGCAGCCTTAGAGGCAAAGAACATAGTTTTGTAAAGTGCATTTGACTTCCCAACACTTTGCTCTAATAGTGCGGTCATGTCTGAAAAGACCTGCCCAGTCATTCCAGCAATTTGCGAATAAACTTGCATCTTGGTTTCAAAATTCTGTTGATCCAAATCACGCTCTTTTTGTGCGTAATCTGCATCAAGTGCGGCTTTCGATTGCAAATACTGCTCATGTGCATCTAAAAGCATAGAATTGCGAAGATTCTCATCTGATATTGCACTTATTCCAGCAACTTCATCGTTGTAGGATGTTTGGAGTCCTCCGAAATCTGAAGAATATTGATTTTGCAAATTAAACTTTGAAAACTCTTCAGGATTAAGTCTATTAAATAGAGATTGAGCAGAGTTCTGACCAACTTGAAAGACGCTGTCAGAAGCTTGGTTTAAAGTTTCAAAAATTGCATAATCCTTAGATTTTGCCATCTCTTCGCGAACACGTTTACTTAAACTATAAGTTTGAAGTATTTCTTCACGTTCACGTTGGTAACGCTTCACAACAATTTCAGTCTGATTTAGATAACCCTCAAACGCCGACTGAATTTGTGCATCTTCTTCGCGTTTTACGGCAGCAATTTCAACTTGTTTTTGACGCTCAAGAGCAGCTTTAATCTCTAAAGCTTTTTTCGATTTCCCGTACTCATATTCGGCATTAGTGTCAATTAACTCTTTTTGTCGATCAAAGTTTTGTTCAATCTGCTTGATTCGATCAGTTTCAAAAGCAAAGTATTGGTTGTACTCTTCCTTTTTATCGGACTCAAGCTTTGCAATTTGAGCAGCATATAATGCATTCTCTTGAGCAAGCTTTTCTTTTAACTGTGGTGTACCTGCGTACGCAAGTGTGACCTTATCAATATTATCTTGATGCTCCCTTGCAAGTCGTTGAGCTTCAGTGTAATACCGTGCGTTAACTTCTTTTCTTGCATCATCAATAGCCTGTTGAGACTCGGCAGCTTTGTTGATTAATTCAAGTTGATCTGCCTGAGTAGGCATTAAAATTGAATTGTCTACAGTAGATTTTCCAGATACTCCAGCGAACCATTTTTGGAAACCCGGTGCGTAACCAGCAACCTCTTTACGCTTGCTATCTGATAGACCACCTTTCAAATAGGTTCTTAAGCCACCTGCACCTGCATTGTAGGCCATTAAGGCTTTTGCACGATCACCAAATTCTTGGTAATGTTTTTGCAAGTCTTTTGCCGCTGCTGTTGCAACTTCTTCAATCGAACTTTTTGAATTAAGACCATACTGTTTTCTAAATACACTCGTTGTTTGGAAAAGCCCTATTGCCCCGGTATGGCTTCTTGCCCCGGCATTAGCTCCAGACTCTTGAAGAATCAAGGCTGCCAATGTTCCAGCAGGCAAACCATACAAACTTTCAATCTGAGCAAAATTATTTGCCTTAGCAATACCTTGTGCACGAGCAATTGCCTCTAACTCAGCTTTCCCAAAAGTATAGTTTTTGCGATTAAAGCTATTAAGTGCTGCATCAGCAACCGCTTTTGGCAATTTAATTTTATATGCATTTTCTTCATTGGTATTAGCTTGAACATCAGCAAAAAATTCAGCCTTCTCTCTAGTCCAACCACCTACACGCATATTTTCCTGAATATACTTCTCACGCAAAGCATCCTTGTTGGCCTGATTAATATATTCTCGCTGTTTTTGTGTCAGTGATTGCCATGCCTCAGTAGAGTCTTTGACAGCTTTTGCTTGAGCTTGCTGTGATTTAGTTGTCTCATCAGTAACATCTTTAACTAATTTTTGGATCTCTTTTTGACGATCTATAGTGTTATTAGCAGCATTAATTTTTGTATCTAATTCAGCAACAAACTTAAGTGTACTCTCACTAACCAAGCCTTGCTTTTGTAGCTGAGCAAAAGCATTCTTAGCTTCATCCCCACCTTGTTTTAAGCTAGCAAGGTACGCTTGAATCGCTGTAAATTGCTTAATATCACCTTGAACTTTTAAGTCGCTCTCAAATTGTTCTAAAGCTGTAAAAAGACTTTTTAGATCTTTGGTTTGCTTTTCGATTTCTTCACTTGCCTCAATGCTTTTAAGAGCAAGCTGTGAAGCGGTAAGTTTTTTATACTTCTCTCGCAATTCATCGACTGATAGACCTTGCTCTTCTAAAGCATCCGTAGCATCCTGAGTTTGTTTAGTCATAAGATAATAAGCACCGCCAGCTACAGCTAACTGTGCAATAAGCATTCCAATGCCAGCAGGTCCACCAAGCAAAGCTATAGCACTTCTAGCTACCCCTGCCGATTTAGAAAAACTATAAAGACCTATACCAGCACGAGCGGCAAATAATGCCGTCTGACCAAGTTGATAAGATGCAAGAACTAAAGCCGGAACAAATCGGGTTGCTATACCAGCAGAAACAGCAATTGCAATGGCTTTTATTTCGTCCCAATTATCAATAACCATTTTGACTGCTGGAACTACATTATTTATTAGGCGATTTTCTAAGCCCTGCCATTGTAAATCCATCAACATTAACTGTTTTTTAGCTTCCGAAAGATTCGCGACCAATTCATCAGTCATAATTGCGCCAGCTTTTTCAGCTGCATCGCCCCATTCTTTAAAACCTTTACCACCTTTTTCTAACAGTGGAATTAACAAAGAAGAATCAGAAATGATTGCTTCCATATAGAACTTCATGTCATTAGTTGAAGCACCAGCTTTTTCTAATGAGTTATAAAATAATTGAAGCGCTTCTGGGCCAGACAGCTTTTGAAATTGTTGAATTGTAACGCCAACACGTGGTGCAATATTCTCAAAAAAGTCAGCTAAAGGACCGCCACCAGTTTGCTGAAAATCGCCAATTCGATCTTGCATATCTTTCATTTTATCTGCAAAAGATTCCAATGAAATTCCAGCAGTTTCTGCCCCTTTGGCGTAATACTGAAATTCACGCACTGAAGCATTCGCAAGTTTTGAAAACTTTTGAATATCATTTCCAGTCTGAATAACTTGATCACTAAAATTAACAAGCTGAGCCACTGAAAGACCAGACACTGCTCCACCTAAAGCACTAACAGCTATAGCCGCAATATTTAAAGAATTGGCAATCCCTTGACTTGATGCTCGTGCTTGTCGTTCAGCTTTGCTTAATGGCTCGGAAAAGCTTGCAGTCTGAACAACCAAGTCCAAAGTTAATCTGCCAAGTGAATTTGTAGCCATTTCTTTTCTCCAGGCATAAAAAAACCCACTCTAAGAGTGGGCAATATTTCAAGTAAAACTGACTATGGAATTGCTTTATTCAATTTACCAAGAGTCATTATTGTTGCTGGTGCTAAGTGTTTTTTCAAAATCATTCGATAAAGAATCAAATCTATTAAGCATCAACTTATAAGTAATAGGGTCATCAATTGGCGTGTTACCAAATCTCGCGTAACCGTAATTACTGAATTTTAGACGTGCTCTTTTATCTTTTAGATCAATTGTTAAATTAAAAGATATTTTAGCTTGGGAGTAACCATTACATTGCATTTTACTTACTGTTGAATCACATAATGGCGAAGCAATTCCACGAATAATTAATTGCCCTTCTTCTGGGCTTTCATACTGAATTACGTCTTGAGCTGAATTAAAGTTATTTGCTACCCATTTTTTGGAGTTTTTAAAAAGATTACTTTTGTCTCCATTCAAATTTTCAATAATCCTTACATGCTCAGTTGTGTAAAAAGTTCTAGCTTGGACCTGACTGGTTACAATTAAAAAATAGCTTAAAAAAGCAGTAAAAATAACTTTTTTCATAAACGCACCGTTTTTTAAAATCAAAGTCAATTTAACAAAACGGTATGTAAATGTCACATGCCCCACCTTATGGCAGGGCTAGTTACTATGGAACCTTTCTAGATATTCCTCTAATGACAATGAATTGTCATCGTCTGGAGGCGTTTCATGAGGCATAAATATATAAGGGTCTACTTTTGTTCCCTCTTTAACTTTGAAGCCTGTGTAATGTGCCATCCAGCTTCCAAAGCTTTGCTCTAAACGGCGACCAAAGAAAAGAGAGCCATATTTTTGACGATAGGCTCTCCATTCCATCAACTCTTTATGACTAATGTTTAATTCGGCTTCTGCTAAAGTGCTTCCACCGATTCCATTGAGGACGAGTTCAATGAGGAGTTCTCTGTCTGCAAGCTCTTCTTCCGAGACTTTCCCAAAAAATTATTAACTTCATCAGCAGCAGCATACATAGCATTTATTAAACTAGGCTCTGCTTTATAGATGTCATTAACACTTGAGAAAAAAGGTGTCCCCTTTTGATCTGAGCAAATTGAACCAAGTAATTGAGCAGCTTGCATGTGAGTTGAGTCGATTTTCTTAACCTTTGAATCCTCAAGATTCTCATAATTAAGATCCCATTCAATTGCTTTGGATGCCTCGCGACTTTCCTTGAAGTTCATTTTTTTAACAAAAATATCAGCTTCAAGCTCAACAATATCACCAAGCTCTAATGAATTGTTTTTCGTCAATTTTTTAAGTGACTCAATATTACTTTCAGTCGCTTCAACATTCCACTTGACGGCTTTTTTAACTGGAACGTTTAGAGTAGTTACACTCTGCTTTAAGTCTGCAATGCTGATCTTAGCCATTATGGAGCCACCGTGCGTTTAGTTGGAGTTACGCCAGAAGTACGAATCAATGTGAATGAATAACCAACTACAGAATCGACTTCAAATGCATTAGGTGCAGTAGGATTAATATAACCCTTGAATGACCACCACATACGATCCTCTGGCAAATCAATACCGGTAGTAGCATCATAAGTTGGTGGTGTTGCTGCATGGCCTGAGCCAACATGCCACTCTAAAATCTCTCCAGATTCGGCAATTTCAATTAACTTGTCATGACTGGTGTTCGTATCATCGTAATCGATTTCTATTGCACCTTCACCAGGATCACGCATACCGCGAACATACTGTTTTGATTCTGCATCAAGACAAGTTACATCAATTTTTTGAAATGAATCTTGCCCCAAGTCAATCCGTTTAGAGCAAACAAAACGAACCACTTGACCATTTAACACAGTAAATAACTGTGTTTTTTGAGTTTTAACATTAGCCATTAAGAGCGCTCCTTAATTTTAGGCATAAAAAAAGCACCCGAAATGGGTGCTAAGTGAAAATATGGTTTAAGTTTTATTAGCGGTTTATGATCCAGCTAACATCGAAAGAGTAATGCGGCATGTTTGTAACTGGATCATTATCTGCTTCACCATATCGGACAATATAAGAATCAAGTTCAATTGCAGATCTTATTGCCTCTGCAACTTGTCCAACAATATCTGCATCAGTTGCATAAACATCGATTTGAATAATTGCATTGTCAGATACTGGGCGAGAATCAATATTGTTGTTTGGTTGACCTGAAATTAATTGCCAAGTTACATAAGGCGCTTCCGGCTGTTCTGGAGCATATCCAAAGCGCCAAACTCTTAGAATGTTATTGCTTTCTAAAAGTGCTCTTACTGCTGGATCTGCTCTTGCTAATTTGAAAATCGGAATATCAATCATTAAGCTGCACCCAAAGCTGCACTAAGTTCAAAATTAAAAACCTGAACAAATCTTTCAGTAACCTGTTCAATACTTTCATATAAAGCAGGCCGTAAAAATGGCGTTGCAGGCTGACGGCTTGTACCAAGTTCAAGAAAACGCCAGTAATAAACACGACCATCAGCTTGATAAGTTTTTCCAACACGGCCAGATCTGCGGTTATGTGCGTTATTTGTATAAGGAACTTGAGCACCACCACGCACACCGACACGGATTACCAAAGCATTTTTGTTTCTACTTCGCCCATTTTGAACAACAATTTCTTTCCAGATCTTTTCTGGTGTTGTCGGGTCATCTAGGCGTTTAACTTTTTCACGAGCCTTATCTCTCACAATGTTCATTGCTTGACGCATGGCTTTACGAGCAATACGCTTTACAGTCTTTTCATTGCCAATTGCCTGCATTTTTCTTAATGCTGGCTCCAAACCCTGTATTTGAGTTGCCATAAATCACACATTCCATGCTTTATCACCTGTTGCAAGGTTGATAGTTAAATACTCACGGCGTGAGTCTGGGTCTCGCATTGGGTTCCCATCAATCTTGTAATAGTACCCATCAAAAAGTACCCGCATTGTGCTATCAACTTGCTTTGTTGTACTGCTATAACGAACTTTTGCGCGGGCTTGTATTGCGCTGTTTGCTGCTTTTGCCGCAATAACATCCCTTGTTGAAAGGTCGGTAACTTCTGCCCAAACTGTTGTGAAATCTGACCATGTAACAATCAATTTACCTGTTTTTTGATCTTGGGTTTGGATGGGCTTTTGAATAGTGATGCGGTGTTTAAGCTTTGGAGTAATGCTGGGCATGTTAAACCCCCATTTCTCTAATTGGCTGCAAAATATCCCAATAAGCTTGTGGTTTACCTTCAAGACTTCGGCTGTATTTATATTCAATAAATATTAACCGGGCATTATCTAATTTTTTACAGTCCACAATGTCCGTTTCAGATGTTCGCTCCGACTCGTCCGAAATAATTTTTCGGTCAATATCAGTTGCTATTTCTTCATCTGCTTGGCTAATCCATTCGATAAAGAGTTCATCTTCATCGTTATGATCTACTCGACATTGCAACTTAGCTCGTTCGAGTGTGATCATTTTGAATTATTCCGTCTTGTACCTGGTTTTGGTGGATCAACTTTTGTTTGGTATTCACGTAAAACTTTATTTTCTACCAAATGCCTTACCACGTTTGGATCTGCGGTTCGAATATCGCCCTCTTTGTAGTCTTTATATCCAAAGTGTGGGCGTAAAACTTCATATTCTTTCATTTTGGCCTCTCTAATTGGGATGGTGACGAACACCACCCCAAAATGAATTAACCACCCGTAGCAGGAGTATAAGAGCCATATACAAGCGATTTAGGCTTATAAACAGCTAATGCTCCACGGGTTTCAGCAAGTAAGGTACGTTTATTTGATGTGAAATCATCGCCCTGCATACCGATTTGCACAGCAGCACCCCAGCGCTCAAAGTATTGAGCTGCAGTATTGAATGCACCTGTTAAGAATTTACCTGCATCCATTGCAGCGGTTTGAACTACAGGCAAGCCCCATAATGTTGGAACCGCTTGTGATTGCGGATTCCCGATGATGTAGTTGCCGTTTGCATCTTTTTGCGTTTCCATCAACGCCCAGTCAATTGGGTTGAGTACATGGCCGTTAGCAAAGTCGTCAGCTAAAACAACTTGAAGCATTGCAAAGCGCAACACATCAAACATGTTTGGCGTTGCTGGAGCACCTGCAGGCGGAGCATAAGCAGTCGCTTGAGGGATTAAGCCAAGCATATTGCCATTGGTTCCATCACCAGCAAGAATTTGCTTTTCAAGCTTGATGTCAAGACCATGGCGCAAAATGTTGTCAATGAATGACTGCAATGCTGGTGCATCACTTAACATTTGAGTGGTCGTTTTTAACCAGTGAGCAATTACAACTGCTTTGGCATCTTTATCTTCAAATGTAATTCCAGATTCTGGCTTGTTTGCACCTTCTGCAACTACTGCTGCATTATTGGTGAATTCTTTCATTTGAACATATTCAATGAGATTCCCGCTCATGCTGCCACCCGCCAAAATATCGCGGATTGTAAGACGCATTTGATTTGGTAATTGCAGGCCAAGATTGGTAGCTGGAATGATTTTTCCAACTTCTGTTGTACCAATTGTGTTTTTTAACTCAACACGTTGAATACCACGATACTGCGACTCAGCAGCATTTTTGTATTCTGTAGTTTCAACAAACTCACCACCCATGGTTTGCTTTTTGGTTTCAACTTCACCATTACCACGGCGTGCAGCTTTCTGCTCCAGTTCTGTCAGTTTGTTTTTAACTTCATTTAACGTAGTTAAAGCTTCGTCTGCTTTATCTTTGGCGCTTTGTGAGATTTCTTCACTTTTTGCTTGTTTGCCTTTGAACTCTTCGGCGATTTCTTTAACTGTATCAACGTGTTTTTGGAACTCTTGAGCGAGTTGTTCTAAAGTTTTTTCAGTCATTACTGATTCCTCGTAAAATATTTAAGGCATTTGAAATTGATTTCGCATTTTCGTTTTCACCCTCTGACTCGCTCAAAAGATGACGCAAACCCTTACTAGCGATGACAGTGGCTTGCGTTTTTGAAAATCCTGACTCTCTCAGGAACTTTTCAAATTCTGGTAGGGATGGCAGCTCGCCATCTTGTAATTTGGATTTGACGGAACTGATTAGGGTTTCTGGATTGGAAGGAAAGGCAACAATTGAACCCTCCACCAACTCCAGTTCCAGCAGTTCGCGGATTAGTGAATCTGGATCGCGTCTATAAGACTTGGTGATATAGCCAATGGACATGCCATCAATCGCGCCAACCTTCATCAGCGCATAAGTAGCTTTAGCTCGCGGCACATCGTCAATTAAGAGACGACCTTCTACGTACAACCCTTTTTCGTCTTCACGCATTTCGGTAAAAATTCCGATTGGTTCAGATGGGTTGTGATCCCAAAAGATTGCTGGGTACTTGCCTTTTGCCTTCCACTCTTGAAGAGTTTTGGCAAATGCACCTTTGCGGATGATGTCCCCATGAGAATCAAGGTTGTCAAAAGCAGCTAAGTAGCCAGAAAAAAAGCCACCCTCTTGGGTGGCTTTGATTTCTAAAGTTAGTTTAAGTCTATCCACTGGTTTTCCCCTGATCTTTCAATCCGACCATTTGCATTTGAACCATTAGCTCATCGCCACCCGGTAAAGGCGCCAAGTCTTCTAAATCACGTACTTCATTACGCGTCATAACACCGTTTTGAATCATGTTTGTGTAGAAACCTGAGCGAGTAGCACTGTCGGCCCGTAATAAGCCTTCAACCGCAAATTTTGGCCGGTACTTGTATTTTTCACTTGGCAAAAACAATCTCTTTGTGATTGTTTGCTCATATCGAACTAATTGAGGGTTAAGCGAATAGGTCAAAAACCCCCTATTAGTCTGCTCAAGACTTGAAGCCCATGAGCTTGCTTTGTTTGTATGACCAATTAACTGAGGTGGAACACCAAAGGCGCGGCATATTTCTTCAATGCCAAAATAACGAGATTCAAGTAACTGGGCATCAACGGGATTGATTCGAATACTATTTGAGCCAGACAGCTTCATTCCAGCCTCAAGCACCATGTACTTACCAGCATTCTCAGGTTTACTGAACTCACTTAAATGGTTTCTTAGCCGTTCACGTTGCTCTTTAGTTAAGGTTTGCTCTCCAGTCTCCAAAAAGCCGCCAACCTTTAAGCCATTTTTAAACCAGTCTTGAGCTTGATTGTTTGCATCGAACTGCATGCCTATGGTTTGAGCAAAAAACTGAATAGCAGATAAACCAACAAGCCCATCAAGAGTAAAACCCTTAAAATGCAAGATTTGGTCTTCCGAATAGGTTGTTGTTTTCCCATTTTCAGTGTAATGAAAATCAATCGCTCCCAAATCATTACGTTTTACAACCATACCACTCGGGAAAAGTGGCTCAAGAGCAATTACTTTTCCGCTTGAGTCTTTTGTAATAAGGTTGTATGCATTCCCCCATAAGTCAACACAAGCAACTTGAACTTGCCAAAACTCACTTGCACACATATCGGCATTGGGTGAATCGTGCAAAATACGGTAAAGGTAATGATCAGTAGCAAGACGTTTATTGTTGTCGTACAGCTGTAAAGGAAGAGTTGAGATAGTTTCAGCTCTTAATTTTACACATGCCCAAACTGCAGAAAGCTTCAAAGCCGTTTCAGGTGTGACAACCGATCCACCGGGTGATAAATAACTATCAAATGGATAAGACGAATCGCCTTTTTGTAATTGTGTATTTCCAGTCAATCGTGACCAGAAACGAGTCCAAAAACCCGTGTCTTGTAAATCGCTCATGCTATCACGACGTCCTCTAAATAATCATCAATGTCTAAATTCTTGGCAATCGGGTTCATAGTCATTAGAGCCACGGCATTAAATGTTGCAATCAAAGGGTCAATTTTCCCAACCCCTGATTCTTGCTTGGTGATTCGCATCCCATTACCAATCATCACAACTCGCGCATTGCCAGCACACCAAGTCATAAGTTGCTGCCCAGCATGCCAAAGGTTGCCCTCCGCCAGTTTCCGTTCAGCAGTCATGATGTACCCCATCAACCTATGACCTTGTGGTACACCAACAAGTTGTTCTTGTGGAATACCTACACCCAATAAGCCATCCAAAAGACCGCCAAGACCTTGCGGATCCAGACCAATTTTGTCGAGCTTGCCACTGTCATAAACCTGCTTTGCAATCACTGCCAATTGGTCGATATCTTCGCCAACTTTGTCTACTACAGTCAGACTCCCCTCTTTTTCAAAGTCTTGGTACTTTGGGATGTTTTCTTTTCGGCGCTCCAAAGCAACTTTATTTGCCCATGCATGATTCCATAGCCACCAGATACGAGGATCTTCTGTTAAACGACCTAAAGCAGCGAAGCCAAGTAAGTCGTCGAGACCACCGCCATCAATACCCAAAGTAATGACATCGGATAGCTCAATTAGTTGGTCGATTTGGATATCTTTAGCTTGAGCATTCCAATACTCTGCACCCGCCCACCGGTTAGCACGAAGGTTCATGCCGATTTCAATGTTTAAGTGTTTGGCCAAGAAGTCTCTAAGAGATTCTTCACCAGCATCTTTAACTTTGTTAAATTCCGAAATCAGATATTCAAGATCAACCGAAGCACCCAAGTTTGGGTTTGTGATGTAGAAATTTTCAGGTTTTAAATGTTCGCCTGCTTCTACAAGATGCTTAGGGAATTCATAAATAAGTGGTAGAAAACTTTTATCAACTTTAATTCCGTCACGTACATCTCTGGCATAATCTAAAAGCTGCTTAAATACTCCACATGGCACTTCATCCGACATGGTAGACAGATAAATCACACAACCTTCTGGACGAGATGCTAAACCACCCTTTGCTTCACGGAACATTGATTCAGCGTTGGCACGTTTCCCGAATAGCCAGACCTCATCTATCAAAATGATTGAAGCTTTCTTGCCTGCTGCTGCATTTGATTCTGCTGCGATAACTTTAAGCGTTGCACCTGTACCTAAATGTGTGACTGTCTTTGTGTGCTCAGACACATTAATCATTGCACTCAGTTCTTCATCAGCGCGGATAAAGTCACGAATAGGGTTAAAGCTATTGTCAGCAACTTCTTTTGTAGGCGCTAAGATAATCAGTTCAGCAGAAAGTCGGTCATTCAACAGTAAAGCAACAAGCATCACACCTGCCGCAATCGTGGACTTGGTATTCTTCTTTGAAATTAGAAGAAAGAACTCACGAATTAATCGACGCTTAGTATTTGGATTGTATGAACCAAAGATTGCTCGAACAAACTCAATTACCCAAGGCAATGTGACATCGCCCATCTTAGGGCTACCCATCACATCGACAAGAATCAGTTCTTTAAATATGCGCTCAGCAACATCTGCAACTTGTGGAAATAATGGCTCACATGGCATGAGCGACTTTTTAGCAACAATACGCTCCTCCCAGTCTGGGCAAGCGGTTGTCCATTCTGGAAGCATTGCGGTCATTTATTTTTTTCCTATAAAAAAACCGCCAAATTGGCGGTTTGAATTACTTTTTTAAAGCAGCTAATCGCTTTTTAAAATCTTCTTTATTTTGTTTGTGAGCAGCCAGTTCACTAATCATAAACTCCAAGCAAGCTTGAATATTTTCTGCCTTCTCTAAACATTCAATATCTGGCAGAGAATGCACTCCATCACTTAGCAGCCCATATATTTGTCCTAATGGATTAAATCCATCAGGCTTTAAATATTCAGGCAAGGCATTATTAGCAATTTTGATTCGGTCTGACATGGGGCTTGTAACTTTTAACTCACCTATACTTTTAGCAATATCTGAATCTGCAGCTACATCTTCTAAAATTTGTTCCAACAAGCTCAAAATATTATTTTCAACAATCCTTCTCATGTATGCATATGCTGCAACGCCATATCCGTTAGCGATGCAAATCACTGCTTTATTATATTCCTCTTTATCCGTTTTGAAGAATTTGCTAAGTGCTTTACTTCTTGGTAGCTCCTTTTGTGGGAACTGTCCGATTTTCTTAACACCGATAACAGAACCATCCTTCTGCTCAAATCTAAGCCAAAAGCTCATTTTCTGATTTTGGCATGTTACACAGCCAAAACGCACTACTGAATAGATTATGTCTTCATGTCCAAGTAAAAAGCCAATACGATCATTTTCTAAAGTATTATGGAAAGGCTTATCAGCATTACACTGTGAGCAAAACCCTTGTATTTCTCTTAATTTATACTCTTCCTTAAATCCTCTTACTCTAGGAATATATAAATCGCTATACAAAGGCTTGTTTTCAAAAAAGTCTTTGAGTAAACCCGTTAAATCACGCATAGTTATAAAAGATTTAGAATTTTCAAAATAATAATCTTTTTAAATAACCTCTCCAAGTTTTTCTTTAACTTTTCAGTTGTGAACCTAATGTTCCAAATTTACCACCACCATTTGCGGTGGTTTTTGCCGCATCTTCTTTGGTTTCCTTCTTACCCTTTTCAGCTACTTTGCCGTGGACGTATGGAAGGGCTGCCTGAGCCGCACGAACTCTTAAAGCCATGTCTTCGACAGGGTCAGTATAAACAGACTCTAAAAAGGCCAACGGGTCTGCAAGATTCTTGGCGGCCTGAATAGTGGTATTGGTTGTTAATGGTTTAACGTCATGTTTAACAACTTGTTCAGGTGTAGCTTTCTCAAGTCGTTCCAGATAGGCAATAACATCAGGGTCTTTTGCCAATCGAGCACCAGCCGCAGATGCAGTCTTTTCAGGGCACCCAGCCAAAATGGCAGCTTCCTTATTATCTTTGCCTTTTCGTTTTGCGAGGGCAAATGCCTTCTTTTTTTCTGTTAAAGCCATATACCCTCCTTTAACATATTTATGAAAACTGATTTTTTCTTATAAGTGAGGAGGGCGGCGGTCTAGAAAACTTTTGCAATTTTCACTTTCCCCTACCCCCCAGCCTTTTAAATAAGCTGATAGATTCGATCACCTTTCTTCAAATTACACTTCCGACATGAACATCTAAGGTTGGATTCGACATGACCACCACCCTTGCTTAAAGGAATAATGTGATCAACTTCTGGTGCGTTATCTTCTATAGTTCCTCTTAGTGTCTTTGGCGTATCAACACCACATAAATAACACTTCCACTTATCACGCTCTAAAATCATTATCGGGTCAATGGGCGCGGATGTAATAGCATTGCGCTTTCGAGCATCACGTCTAGCTCGCTTAGCCCTATATCTTGGTTTGGTTCTCTCTATTACACTTTCACACTTATACGAACAATACTTCTTAAGATGTCCTTGATATGGTGCTTCGCAAACTGCATTGCAAACCACGCAGAAAGAAACTCTAACAACCATCTTCATGTACTTAGTTTCTTTTGCTCTCGTTACCATACCATTAGATGCAATATGCTCAACTCTGCATTCACTTGAGCAATACTTTGATTGCCCTTGCTTCTTGGTGTATATCGTATTGCAGTTAAGACAACTATTAGTCTTCACGACTTTGTTCTTTAGATATTTAATCTTGTCTCTACATTTACTAGAGCATGCAATAGAACTTGTTCTCTTAGGTATGAATGGAGTATTACAAATAGTACAGTTCAGTGTAGGTTTACTTAAATTAGAAAAACATGCAGAATTATCTACAGTCATTTCAATCTCCTTACTAGATTGATTGATTAGAAAGCTCTATTGATGCCAGTCTTTAGAGCTTTTGTTTTGTCTAATAATTATACCATAAATTATTTAATTAATTGATTTTCTTCTTTTTGTTTAGTTGATGAGTGACATTTACTACATAGTGCCTGCCAGTTCATTTCATCCCAGAATATCTCCTGATCACCTCTATGCGGGATAATATGATCGACTACTGTGGCAACCTCAACACGACCACTTGCCTTACAGTAAACACATAATGGATTTAATCTTAAAAAACGTTCTCTTGATTTCTGCCATCTATACCCATATCCACGCTCAGTTGATGACTTATTGGAACGCCATGAACTATCAATCTTTTGTGGTGTTCTTTGTGCCTGTAGTCTCGGCTTCAGAGTTTGTAGTTTCATTTATAAACTCAACTTTCACATCACCACGCAATAGCATTGTCTTTACTTCGTCTTTACGCCTATCTATTTGATAAGGATATCGATAGATACATGCAAGCCCTTGCTCTTCGTTAGCCCAAACCACTCGCTTAACTTCATTGCCGTTGACTAATACTTTCCGTCTACCTTTCCCATCATTCGCACTATGGAACATATGACACCTCACTCAATCCAACGTCTTATTGCTATACGCCACAACAGACTCTTGCTCACTAAGCTGCATTAGCAACTCATTGTTCTGTTCCAGTGCTGCCAGTATCACCTGATCCTTGTTCGCTACCTGCTGGATCAGTGTTGTGTTCTGCTCCACTATCTGAGTGAGCAGCTGTAGTATTTCTTTGTTTCCGCAACTGCAATCTTTCTTTGAACAGTTCGAATTGTTGTTTGATCCAGTCACGACGTTCCTCACATCCTTTACAGGCCATAACGACACCCATTAAAAAACCCTCCGAAGAGGGTATTATTTCATTCTTCAAATGTTTCTGATCGTCCACCAGTTATACTTTCAGGCCTCTGGCGAACATTGAAAAGATATTTAATATTCAGTTCACAACCGCGCTTGAACTTAAATACCGCTACTTTTTGATTGATAAATTCATACTCAACTAGACCATATTTTTCTTTGTTGTCCTCTAAGAAGGCTTTATATGTTTCTAGTGTTGGCTTTTCCATTTTTTATACTCAATGATTAGTTAAGTTGTTCTTATATCAAGTAATGTCTGAGTATTGCAAATCATCAGGAGATCTAAGAAATACACCTAACTCTTTAGTCGCATAAGCTTGTATTAATCCCATGTATTCAGAGAACTGCTTTGTGCTTAGTCTTGTTGTAGACGTTTCTCTAATTACACCATTGGCCACTGCTTCATATTGTTCTGACTCTGATTGCTTGAGCATTGTGATTGCATGGCACATCTCGGCATATTCTTCATCATCACGCCTTAAGATGTGAATTAAGAACTTCTTTTTAAACTCAAAATGACAATCTTCTTTGTCCTGCCCTGTCTTATTCTGAATTTCCTGCATCCAATCCCAATACAAAGCATTTTGATTTAATGAACGCTTGGTGCTTTGAGGCTTAATGGTAACAACTAACGGCTTCCCTTCACTCGCTGCTTTCGCATGATTAGTATTGAGATAGCCAATTACATAGTTGATGTCAGAATGGTTCTTAATGACGAATCTAGGTTCCATTTCAAAACACCTCATCATCTTTAAGATTAAGCATCCGCTCTGTTTTTTCTAGCCAACCATCAAATAGAGCTTCTGATTCTTGTCTCGTGCCTAATTGGTATGTGTCGAATAGGAAATGGCACTTGTGGCATAACGGCACTGTAAAGGCATCTGAGGCTTTAATTCCTTTCCCCTTACCATGCTTCGAGCTATTTGAATGAGCGGCTTGACTAGGACTCTGACCACATCTAACGCAGGGTAGCGCTCTTATTTCGTTTAGCCTCTTTTTCGAACGCATTTTCTAGGTTCTCTATTCTGGTTCTGAGAGTATTTACTTCACGCTGACATTCAGTCTTAAACGTATGGCTGCTGAATAAATGGTTATAGTTTTCTAACCGGCTAAGATTACGTTTATAGATTTCTAAATTCTTCTTCGCTTCGATTGTGTCCATGTTCACCCCAAGAAAAAGAAAACCCCACCAATTGGTAGGGTTTGAAACAAGTTTTTTGATAATTAATGTTAAAGGTCACTTCATAGTTCAAATTTATTTATGTAGTGAAATATGCAACTATACCTTGAACAATTAAGTCTCTGCTTACATCCTTGGCAAAATTCAAACCTCGATCGAAGATTGAAAGCTTAACTTCTTGCTCACTGAGATTTTCTTTATCCTTAAGGTCTTTAATTAATCCTGTCAACTGTTCGTGGCTTGGATCAACAAAATACTGCTTTAACTCATTAAGAAATTGCATCTCATCAAGGTTATCAAACTTCAAAACAGCAATGCCAGTCCTAATTGAAGTTTGTTTTCCAATTAGAACATTTGAATTGCCCTGTATTGCAGCTCCAATTCCGCAGTCTTCTGTATGAAGCTCCCCAATGAATAATCCATTAAAATTCTCTGGTCTCTGGCTCATTTCATAACCCATTTAAAGTTGGTCATATACTTATATCACAACCAACAAAAAAGCCCATCGGATGATGAGCTATTTATTCAGTGATGCCTTACTTACACTTCGCACCACTGTACCATGAATATATAACATTGGTGACGTCACGTCAATAATCATGAAGTTATTTTTGATTTATAAGCAATAAATGGGTATCTAGCATGCATAGCTGCCAATCCACACTTAATGTCAAACTTAACATCCATTAGTGTTGCATATGGCGTGACAAGTCTAGATAAGGGCATTGAATAGCAGTAACGAAATATCACCATTTCAAGCCAACCATCTAGCACTTCTGACTGCCCTTGCATATCCAAGATGAGGCGTTGAACTGCACGCGCTTCATTATCTGTAATTTCACATGTTATACGCCCACGCCCCTTAGGAATGATTAAATCATCTGAGCATAACCAATCAGCCATGATCTGCTCTTTACCTTTCACCTCCTGCTTGCGCTTTTTGGCAGCCTGATCCATAGCGACAGCAATCGGGTTTATGCTCTTTCCACAAGTTCCAGAATTTGAGTACATCCAAGCCCCAAATTGATAAAGCCATTCTTCTAGACTGTATTTAGTCCAGTCCGTTGTTTGCATAATGTGATTTACTGCCACATTCATCTCTTTCCCCTTACTTGCCGTATTTCTTGATGTGATTTCTGACTTTTTCTCTGTTGACTTCTCCGCTCGCTATCTGTTCATACATTTTTCTGGTCTGCCAAATGACATAAATAATGAGAAGGGGAGAAAATAAAATTCTCAGGATGATTAGAAGCAGCTTTAAAGAAGCTTCTGCATAGTCCTTGAGGTCACACCACTGATCTTCAAACCATCCCTTTAGAAAGAATCCTTGCCATTGGAGTGTGAGCTTTAATGCATCTACATCTACCTTTGATTTCATACCGTCACCTACTTACCAAATACTGTCATCAAAACTATTGCCACCATAAGTACCGAAAAGATAATTACGACAGCCTTGTTGTAGTCCATCTCTATCCCCTTACATCCAAATACTTACCAACTTGCCGATTGAACCGATTACGATTAGCAGCAATCCGAAGAGAATGTACTGCAAGCCTTTGTCATCCTTTAGTTCCATCACGCCACCTCAAATCATCAAATACTTTTTAATTTCATCTATGGCTTCATCTGCACCGAAGCAGACTTTGCACATGTAACCTTGTTCTTCTAAGCGTTGAATCATGAGCCTTTGACTTGGTTGTAACTTCCCTTTCTTTGACTTCAATTCAATCCAAAGCCCGTGTATCTCACCATTTGGAACAATTAGCTGAAGGTCTGGAACACCAGCCTTCACGCCCAACTTCTTAAACTTTGCAGCTTCAAGGATGTTTCTTGAGCCGCCATTAGGAATATGAAACAGGTAATCACTCAAACGACCTGACCCATATTTCACACGATGCGCCCAACTCATGAGCGTCATCTGTTCTTGATCTTCTGTAGGTACTCGGTTGAATCGCTTAGAGCGAGCTGCCTTCAGTGACTGGACCCTTTGAGCCTCTTTGAATGTGGTCATTTGACATACTCCGTAATTAAGCGGATAACCAAAACCATAGTTAAAGTCGCTGCTATTACTCCCCAAGCAAAAAAGAATCCTCTGCCAAACCACTCCATAATTGCAGGTGTTGAAAGCTCACCGTTGTACCAACGCCATGCATACTTAATTGATACGAATAGCGCTGCACCGTAGATAATTGCTATCGCAAAGTCTTTCATCCTTCCCCCTTGAGCGCGCGCTCTATCTGCGCAGCAATGTTTAATCCTGCGTTTCTTCCCGACTCTGTATAGTATTCGCCATGTCTTGCTCTTCTAGCGATACCAGCAATCTCTCTAAGCTTTAGTTCTAAAGCATCCACCCGCTTTTGCATCTTCAACATGTTTATGCCTTGTTGGGTGTATAGGGTTTGCAGCTCTTCCACTTTCGCTTGCTGTGACTGCTGACCAACTTCATAGGCAATACGGCAACAATTGGCATGAAGGAGAACCATATTGCCTTGTGTGCCTAACCATTCGCTAAATGTTATTGGTTTATCCATCTCAAACATCCTCCACTTTGCAATTCAGCGAAATGTGGTTTTCTAGTTTGTCTAGGGTTTCTAATTCCCCCGAATCCGAGGGTTTATCAATGCGGTGACCTGCTGCGATTTCTTCTGGCTCAGCTTTGCGCCATTGTTCCATTTGCGATTTATGTACTTGCCCATCATTGCAATAGAAATAGTTCTTACCTTCTGAAATAATTTGCAAAACGGGCATGAAGGTCTTGTCATACTTTTGGTCAATCACGATGTGATCGCCGACTTTAAACTCACTCATGGCTGGCTCCTTTTGCATGCTTTGCGAATTGTTTTTTTACTTTTTCTACAACCTCGTCTACTGTCCAAGGCTCACGAGAACTAGCAAGACCATGTTCAATCAATACCCCAAGAATTCGTCGCATTCCCTGCTCGAATCGATCCTTACGAACAACATTGCCGTCCTTATCAAACTCAAGCATGTCTAGGGTTAATTTTGGATCTTGAAACTCTGGCTTACGGAGATCCATTTCAGTTACTTCACGTTTACTCATCCCCGCCTCCGTATATTGATTCGTAATTACTAATGTGGGCTTTCAAGTACTTGTAGTGCTTACCCATCTTTACGACTGCTTTTGCGTCCTTTAAGCCACCAAATGCATTGACACGATCAACCGACTCCACCAGACGCTTGAGGTCGTCCACAAATAACTTTTCTAATCCGCAATAATGCTTCTCGTAGGCTGGTATGCATTCCTTTGTTCTTTTAACTCCATGTTTACGAATAAACTGTTCTGGTTTCATACCGCCTCCTTGTAACGTTTAGTCATGGCTTCCTGCTTGAGTTGGTCTAGCATTTTCAGCTTTCTTAATTTCTCGTATAGGTTCGCTGCTGCTCTTGTTTCTTCATTACGAGTACCGAGGTTGTACGCTCTACGCAGCTTCATCATTGAGTTGTAATCTGCAAATTCGATCATGCTTTCAGCTCCCCTTTAACATTCAGGATGTCTTTTGCGTATTGAGTTGCCTTGTAATGATTTTTCCCAACACGTTCGAAATATTTCCATTCAACAAATTTTTGAAGATTGCTGTAGATGGTTCCTCGATTGAAATCAAACACTGATTCCTTCACGTCTTTGACACTGAAAGGCGCTGATGCATGACAGCCAAACACGAGTAAGCTAAGCTGGTCATCAAAGTTTAATTTCTTTGTTCTATTTAAAGTTTTCACGCTGCACCTCTCTCTTCCACTGGGAATGACATGCCTACGAAACGACAAATATCTAAGCGATCCTGAACCTTTACAGATCCACGCTTACCGTGACGGTTTTTAGCAATGATTAATTCAGTTACACCTGTAGGTGCATTTGTCTCCTTTTCGAGTAATGGGTGGACCATGATAATTTGGTCTGCATCCTGTTCAATTTGACCTGAGTCTTTAAGGTCGCTTGCAACAGGTTTATGTCCTTCTGCTGCTCGGTTGAGTTGAGCTAATGCAATTACTGGACAATCAAACTCTTTAGCCATGGCTTTTAAATCACGGCTAATTGATGCAACTTCCTGAACACGGTCTTTTTTAGATGGGTCACGAATTAAGCCCAAGTAGTCCACAATGATGCAGCCTAGAGCCTTGTATTTGCGTTTTGCTTTACGCGCATAGCTTTGGATTTCAGAAATTGTTGGCTTCTGCTTCTCTTCAATAAAAATTGGAAGGTTGCGGAACTGAGCTATCGTGCCAGTAAGCTTTTCAAACATTCCGTCATAAATTTCCCCATTGTGCAGATTGTTATATGGGATATGCCCTAATGCTGAGATCATGCGGTTGGTTAGGGTTGGCGTATCCATCTCAGCAGAGATAAATAAAACAGGCATGTTGTAGCGCTTAGCAGTTTGCATTGCACACATCTGCGCGAGTGTTGACTTGCCACTACCTGGACGACCACCAATAACACAAAAATGTCCTTTCTCGATTGTGCCAAGAAGGTTATCTAAGTGAGGAATATTAAATTGAACTCCAATAAACCCTTTTTCTTCCTTCTGGGCGATTTTCTTCTCGAAACGTTCTAAAGTTTTTTCTAAGGCTTGATTGAAATCAAAACCAGTTTGCTTCTGTTCGATAGTGCTACTTGATGTGCTGAATAGGTTCTCAGCTTCAAGGTAAATATCACTTACTGTTAAGTCTTTTGCCCGTCCAGCAATGGCAAGCCCAATGCCTTCAACTTCACGGTGATTTTTTAACTTTGTTAATTCAGCAACAAAGTATTCAAGGTGATGCACACTACCTATAGCGCTGTTTAGTTGAATTAAATATTCTTCACCGCCGATATCGTTTAGCAGATTTCTTTCTTGAAGATGCTTGCCAACGAATACAGCGTCATATGGCATATCAGCATTTGATAACTCAACAATGGCGCGATAAATGATTTTGTGCCGTCCAGCGAAGAAATGTTCCTCAGTCAAATCGTTTGCAACTACTTCAAGTGAGTTGCTTGTTGTCATGAGTGCAACAAGAACACTCTGCTCAATAGAAATATTTTGGATATCAGAACTCATTACCAATCCCCATAATTAAGATCAGCATTTTTCATATCTGCTGGTGTTTGTTGTTGTGCAGAACCATTCAAAGTTTCAAATGCTGGCTTCCAGTTGTAACGACTAGCAAACCCAATCCACGATTCACTCAGAACAATACGAGCTGCATCATTAGTTGAAATCCCTGCATTGCAGCTTTCGTGGTAATGCTTGATCACAGCATCAAGAGTTAATGGTTTTTTAAGGGTCTTACGGTATTCATTGAATCGTTTAGCAACCTCAAGATCTAAACCGATAGCGACAAGAGCTTCACATGGTTTCTTCCCTTTCAAGATTTTTTCAAGCTCAGCCGTGCTTAACTTACTATCTGTAGTAATCTCTGTAGTATTCTCTGTATATGTGTCACCCTCCAGGTGGGGAGGGTCTTCCCTGTAGGGTTGGAGGTCATGACTTTCAAGTGAGGAGGGTCCTACCGTAGAAGTTAGGAGGGTGGTCACTTCAAAGAGAACATGGGCAACTAATTCAATGAACAAAACATTGCTAAGTTTTTGACCATTTACATCTACAGAGCGGAAGTGACGCTTGATCACGCCGAACTTTTCAAGACGATCTAATGCTTCTTTAACTTGCTTCCTTGAGAACCCAAATTGATCTGCTAGACTCTGATATGAGCGTTGCAATAAATCAGCTTTGAATTTTTTCTTTACCGAAACGATATGCCCAGAATCTTCATCACGGACAATAGTTGGACGATGCCAATAAACAATTTCTGAAAGCAAAATGACCGCATTTGTATCGGGCTTTCCATTTTCCAATTTGAAAGTATTAAACCAATTAGCAGGAATGACATTGCCTTCAATATTGAGGCTGGCAATTTTGTCTACAACCGGATGACCTGTGGTGTATAAGCTCATACAACACCACCTTGCTTAAATTCCTTATACAGCTCATCAATTTCTTCAATGAAGAAACTATCTAAATCAGAGTCATATAAGCGTTTTAAAGCTCCATATCGATTTACAAACTCAGGGTACTTAGATTCGTACCACTGAATAAATTTAAAAGTGGTTTTACTCATCTAGTTCCCCTTCTCTACTGTTTCTGCTAATATTGAATAGTTCATTTGGTCCTTCTCCGATTGAACGTGACCGCTAACCTGTTCGCGCAGGAAGCGGTTTTTTAATATCCGAGTTCTTCATTAATTCCAAAGTCTTCAATGTCATCTTGAAAAAGATCGTCGACTGAACCTAGGCGTCCCATATAAGCCTTTGATAGATTCAAAAGCGCTGCCAACTTTTCCTTATGAATTAACTTGTATTTCTTCGGTACGATTTTTAATTCAAGCAAATCCAACATTGCGCAAACATTCTCAATATCTGACAAGCCATTGTTTTTCTTGTCATTTTTAAATCTTGAAAATGTAGTTGGATCTAGCCCCAACTTTTCAGCAATCTGGGAGTTATTACTGTTTGCAAGAATGCGTAAAACCCTTGTAATGCTATTTCTCGCACTTGCACTCAATTCGGTTGATACTTTGCTCATGGTTTAGTTCCTAAGCGGTTAATGCTTGTAAATCGGCTTTAAGTTTGCCTTTGGTTTTGACTTGCAGGACTGCTTGAGTTCTGGGTGGTATACCGTTGTTTTCCCACTTCCAGAGGGTCACAGTTGAATATCCAGTTTTTTCAGACAACTCTTTCCGATTTTTGCAGTCGTGGTATGTCATGAGGTCACTAATTTTCATGCTTACACCAAGTTAACTATAGTTAATAAACCAAATTTACCACTTGTTAACCATAGTTTCAATAGATCGTATTAACATTAGTTAATGTTTTTGGAATATTTGTTATGTCTTTACACTCTCGAATTAAGCAAAAACTTGAAGAAAAAAACTTAAGAGCCGCTGATTTAGCAAGAGCAACAAAAAAGTCTCCTGTTGCAGCAAAGAAATGGCTAGATGGTACTAGCGTGCCTACAGCGGAAAATTTGAAAGTCATTGCGAAATTTTTAGGTGTGAGTGACGATTGGTTGCTTTATGGTGGACCGATTGAAAAAGAATCAGGTTACAATTTAGCTCAATTAAATGTTCTAGATATTGAAGCTTTTAAGCAGAAGTACAACATTCCAGATAGTGAAGAAGCTGTTAAATTTGTCCAAACACCAACTAAGCCATTCCCTATTCAAAAAAGATACGTTCCTGTTAAAGCCTATTCAAAGATGGGTATGGATGGGTATTTCACAGATATGGGATATGATGGGAACGCAGGTGATGGATATGTTCCAACTCATACAGCGGGTCCAAGAGCCTATGGTATTAAAGGCACTGGCGACTCAATGTTTCCAGCAATTCGTAATGGCTGGTATGTAGTTTGCGATCCAGATGCTGAGCTTGTGCCGAATGAGTTTGTTCAGGTGTGCTTGAAGGATGGAAGATGCACAATTAAAGAATTTGTCGGCATCAATGGTGGGGTTTTAAGTTTGCTTTCTGTGAATGGTGGTGAGCGATTTTTCTTTGAAATGGACGAGGTTGAAAGTATTACCGCTATTACAGATATCGTGCCGCCAAGTCAGCACAGACAAGAACATCCTTATTCGCATTAATCACAGGAAGACTTATGGACAATTCAAAACTACCAATCAACCAGATTATTGCTCGCATCAATGATGCTGCGAAACATGGTGAAGCTTTGGTGCTAACAGCCGAAGAAGTGAAGATTCTTTCTAAAGATATTGGCGACAAAGTCTTTATTCCTGTGCTTACTAATGAGCAGGTTGTGCAGTTGGTAAAAGAAGGAAAGCTAGGTCAGAAAATTAATAACACAAATGATTAATAAACTGTGAACCCGACACAGTACTTTATAACGGTTCGGGAATAATTTTGGAGAAGCGCATGAGTGGGAATAGGTGCTTTGGAGACCTTGATGAGGGGAAAAGAATACTGGAGGCTCCAAAATATTTTGAGTCCCCAGTTAAGATGGCGAGAGAAATAAATAGTCTATCGCTTTATAAATTTTCAGGAGCTCCGATTTACGAAACATCAACCGAGCTAAATATTGTGGGGTTAAGTATATTTTTAAGAACAAATATTGCACCAGATTCAATGAAGCATAGTTTTGGTTTGGTTCAGAGAGTTGGAAAAAAGACTAACTGGCTTTACGATCTTTGTGTATATCCAGAACATCAGCGGTCTCATGTTGATAAAAAGAAGCGTGAAGTTTTTTATGGACCACACATTCATCTTCTTGATGACTCATTTGAAATTGACTTATCTTACAATCTTGAAGATTGGCAAAAATGGTTTCAACTTTTTGCTAAAAATATTAATTTGCAAATTAGGTCGAGTGATATAATGGAACCTCTTGCGGGGGAGTTGCTACTATGAGTGCACATCTTTCAGATACAGTCTTGAATGCTTTTATCCAAAAGTTTTCTGATCAAGGAAATTCTTGTGGCTTCACTCTACCCCTAGTTTTTCCAAATGGGTCTCCAGCAGTAGTTTATGCGCATAAGAATACACGAGATCAAATTATTCTAAGTGACTATGGACTAAATGTTCGTCATTTTGAAGAATCTGTATGCGTGGAAAATTTTGATGCGATTGATAAAATTAAATACTTTTGCAAAATGTATGAATCTATTTCTGTACAAGATGGGTGTTTGGTTGCCGAGACATCAATAAAACAACTAGATTTTACTGTAATTGAATATACTGAACTTCTTGGAAAGCTAATCAATTACCAATACAAATCAAGATCTCATCAAGCAATTGATGAAATTCTAGATTCAATTAGAGTTGTGCTAGAAAGAAAATTTCACTCAATTGAGGTAAGCCCTAAACTTGCTGGTCGCTCTGGGGAGAAATACCCTTTTAATTTTTCACACAACAGTACATTTATTGATTACATACAAGCAGATAAGAATAAAACAAATTATCAATTGAGAAAAATGATCGATACTCAAAACTTAAATGATAATGTTTCCTTTAATATTATTATTGATGATACTGAGAATGATAAATACAAAGCGGAGCAAGCTATCCTTTCTGACTATGCTGTAGTTCAACCCCTATCAAAATTCCTTCGTCACTAAATTAGGTAGCCAAACTTAACCATACAAACCCACCACCCCGTGTGGGTTTTCTTTTGTCTATTAAAGCATGAATTATAGTTAATAAAAAGATTAACCATTGTTAACTTTTCTCTTGACTAAAAAATTAACCATAGTTAATATTATCTCATCGACAAACAAAAACCGCCATAGGGGTCGAAGTCTAGGCGGTTTGCATCAAATGCGGAGATAAGTATGAATCAAAGAATTGAAAAGTACAAGCTTAGCCAAGCCTTTAGGGATGGCTCGAAAGCATTCGTAGCTTTCTGGATTATCACCTTCATTGCATTTGCTTTCTTAAAAGGCTGTGCCGACGAGCAACACGTCAACGAACTCAAAGCAAAACAGAACATGTATGTCCGCGTTCAGGTTGAGGGGGTGAAGTGATGGGTATTAAAAAATTAGTAACGATCACTGTTGAAGCTCAAATTGAAATTGAACTTCCAGATGAATTTCAAGAATTGTCTGCTGAAGACATTGAAGGAATCAATGCTTGCGGTTACGACATTACCAAATCTGATGATCTGTATAAATATGCAGCCGAACTTGTCTTAAATGGGGGACAGGATGGCACTTGGGATGTTTTTGGTCATGTAGTTCCTTGGTGGAAAAAGGGCATGGCTGGAATCTCTGATGACAGCACCTTTTTTAATAGACGTGAATTGCATATTGAAGATTGTGAAGTTGAGGGCCTCTCTCATGGATAACTTCCGCGAAATTATTGATAAATCGGTAGAAGAAAGTCGTGTTCAGATTGCTCACATAGCTGGTCATCTTGCTGTGGCTCATCAATCATTTGCAAATGACTATCTTCTTAATGTCGCTAATCAAGCTTTATTCATGCTTGGCACCACGCTTACTGCTGAAGAATTTGAGACGGAAATTGATGGCTTGAGAAAGCATTTGGTTGAGTCTCTGAGAGGTACTAACTCATGAATATGTTAGCCAATATCTCGTTGGATGCTGCTAAAGAATCAAAGCTTTTGAAGGATTTAAGCAAGCATCCTGAACTGTTAGCCGGTGCAGTTGAATATGCATTCCAACGTGGTGATATCAACTCTAAAGAGTACCGCAACTGGCAAAGCAAGATTGCAGAAATGGAGCGTCAACACACTGCAAACCTTTTAGCAACTATTAAAGCGTGAGGTGTGTATGGGCTTTTTCTTCAATGCAGAATTTCTTGAACAATTTGGTTGCTGTGTTGGTGAAGAAGATGAAGCAACTCACTACAGCACTTTCGGTGGCAGCGATTGGAAATTGAAAGCAAATAAAGATCAGATGTTCTACTGGGATGCACTTTCAAAGTCTTGGAAGAGATGGGCATTAACTTTAGAGCATTGCACACCGATCGGCGAGAAAGAACCAAATTACAAATGCGGACCAGTTAATCAAGTCGTGATCAAGAAAGACGAAACGACCCGTGAATTGTCTCCGATTTATTCAAATTCGAAATATAAAGGTGATTAACGATGAATGCACAAGTTAATAATACGCTGGTCATTGAGGATTTGGTGGCTATTCAACATGAACTTAAAGCCCCTAAGGATAAATTCAACTCATTCGGGCAATACAATTACCGATCTTGTGAGTCAATCCTTGAGGCGGTAAAGCCTTTATTGCACAAATATAACTGTACTTTGGTTCTATCAGATCAGTCAAAAGAATTGTGCGGCATCCCTATCGTAACTGCTATTGCTAAGTTTATTGATAGCAAAGGCAAAGAAACTGTAGTTCAAGCAGAGGCAGGTGTTGAAGTTAATAAAAAAGGGATGGATGTTGCTCAAACATTTGGAGCGTCAAGTTCATATGCTAGAAAGTACGCTTTAAATGGATTGTTTCTTATTGATGACTCCAAGGATGCTGATTCTGATGAATACCAAAATCAGCAGGTTTCACAGCAAAACCAGTATCAAAACCAATTAAAAGCCGAGTTTCAAAAAGCGCTTAAAGATATTGAGAATGCAGAGAGTTATTCGATTCTAGTGTCAATCTGGAACAAATTTAAAGCTACAAATTATGCTGAACAAATTAAGAAATCAATTGGTGCTAAACGTGACAAAGAAGGATGGGCAGCATGACAGATTTGAATAAGGAAAGAGAGGCTTTTGAGAAGCTTTCAGAAATTGCAGAAATACTGAATGAGGAAAAATCTCATTTTAATGGTGATTTTTACGACTTACCATTCAACTCATGTGCAGAATCATTTATCAATGGAGCTTGGTATGCATGGCAAGAAAAAGCCAAAGCTCAGGCGGTGCCAGCTTCACATACACATAGCGTTACTTTGACTTGTACTGAATTAAAAGAAGCATATGACTTTGGTGCACCAGATGAATCACATGAACAGCTAACTGACTTGGTCACTATTGGATGGCAAGAAAATGGTCATAGTGGTTCTGGTTACTATGCATATATGACCGAATGTGAGGACGAAGGTTCTATTAAGTTGGGTGAAAGCGAATCGGGAGCTAGCCAATGAAAGAACTTAAAATTACTTGGCTGGATGCCTGTACTAATTGCGGTTTTGGCGAATATGCGGAAGTAAAAACAGAACGTGGTATAGGGTGCTACTTATGGGATGGAGACAAGGTTCAATGTCCTAAATGCAATCATAAGGGTGAAATTGAATGTGACTCTGGTGTTGCATTTGTTAATTGGGATGAAGCGAAAGAAGCAAGCGAATCGGGAGCTGAAAAATGAAAATGAACGCACCAATCAAACTTGAAATGAAAGTTTATGCAGTTAATAAAGATGGGCAACAAGCAATTGTTACTATGTCACTCCCTCTTGGTCAGTACCCTACGCGTTCAACGCTTGAAAAGATATTTAAGGATGCTGAAGGCCACTTGCCAGATGATTTTCGCGTGATGAATAAATCTGAGTTTTTTAACGCATACCTTCAAGAAGAGTACGGGACAACTGAAAAATTCGCTACACCTGGTTCTCGTGAATTTACTGATGATGTTATTGAAATGGATGAATCGGGAGCTGAGGGATGAGTGAATCAATTTTTTATACCATTCCAAGAGAATGCCCAAATTCTAGATATGAGTTGGAATTCAAAGATATCGAAACATGGCTGGAGCAGGATTTAGAGTTTGTTGGCACTGAGTGTGCCCAAGACTATTTTGATAATCATGATGGCTGGGAATCTTCATGGCCTTTAGAAATTCGCATCTTTAAAGATGAACAATCTATTGAGCCGATAGCATCACTTATCGTTGAGATGGAAATGGAGCCACATTTTAGTTCAAGTGTTAAAGCGGAAAGTAAGGAGGGGTGAAATGACAGCAATTGCGAATATAGGTAGTAACTTTGTTGTAGCGTTACCACCTTCGGACATCTGGCTTAATGACTCCCAAGCTGCTGAGTTCTTGGGATATCGAGATGTACATTTTAAGGCAGCAGTTTGCTGCCTGCCAACCTTCCCTAAACCGCGCTATGTTATTAAGTGCGGTCAAGGAAGACGCTGGAACTTGGCAGAGCTATCAAACTGGTTGAATGAACAATCGGATGATGAGCCAAAGAAAGGAAGACCACGTAAACGGGGCTAATCAAGCCTCGTTGCAATTTCGCTTGCAGTAGCATTGTAATAGACCATCAAGCTTCTTAAGTCTTTATGCCCAATCATACGGGCCAAGTCTAAAACTTCTAATTTTCTTGCAAGACGTGTACAAGCTTCATGGCGTGTGTCATGAAAGTGCAAGTCAGTGATTTGACATCTATCTCTTAATTTACGCCAAAGCGTATCAAAGCTTTGGGAATTACAAGTAAAGACCTGCTTTTTATCAAGACCTTTTAATAAAGTAAGCAACTCAACTGCACGCTTAGATAGTGGTACATTTCGTTTAGTACCATTCTTTGTTTCAGTTAAAACTAAATATCTATCTTTTAAATAAACACGATCCCAAGTCAACCCAACAATCTCACCAGCACGCATTGCTGTTTCAATTGCAAAGAGAAAGGCAATAATAATTTGCTGAGTTGAATTCACAGGAACATTGTTATCCCAATTTGCTGCAAGACATAATCTATCAATCTCATCCTGAGCAATTCGTCTATCTCGGTGCTTTGATGGTGGTGGTAAAGTCAAGTCGGCCATTGGAGACTCTTTAATCCACTTCCATTCTTTCCGGGCAACAGTAAATAAAGAAGCTAAAATATTTGCTTCACGCCGGACAGTAGCACCCTGCACTTCTTTTAATCGGGAGTCGCGCCATTGCACTAAATCGTCAGTTGTGACTTTGGCTAATTGTTTTTGGCATAGCTTTTTATACTCACGCTTGAAGAAAGCCATTCGCTTGACTTCATTCTCATGAGTTTTCTTTTTAATACTCACTTCACTTAAGTAGCGTTCAATAGCTTCTAGAAAAGAGTGATCTGGTAATTTGCCATGCGATTGTTCGCGTAACTGAGTCTCGCGTTTAGATGCCCAAGCCCTAGCTTGAGCTTTTGTATCAAAGGTTGAACTTTCGCGAATTCCGTTTACACTTATCTCGGCTCGCCATGTATTGTTGCGTTGTCTAAATGAAGCCATAATTTTGTGGCGTAATCTTGGCGTAATTGTGATAACCGAAATAATAGGAAAAAATAAGAAATAATAGAAGTACAGATTATTGGCTAATTTGGCATTTGATTGTTTTGTATGAAATAATAAGAAAAGATAAAAAAACCTAAGAAGTTGTTATTTTTGATCAAGTGCCCGCCGAGCGCACCAATTATTTATTAATTTCAATATCTTAAACCAGTAAAATCAACTTTTAATGATACCATTTTTTTATTTTTATCATGTTTAGTTAAATTATTAGTTAGTTAAATGAAATTCTGTTTGCAATCCAGCCATAAAAAAATTGCTCTTGACTAGGATTACGTTCCGCAATTTCAATATAGCGCTGACCTTGCATGATATTTAGTACTCTAGATAGAACTTTCTCTCCCTCTTTACCACGTTTAGCAACATAAACTTTAAGCGCATTCAAAGTAGCTGGTCCATAAATACCATCTAATGATAAATCGGACCAACCACTTTTTCCTTGGTTATTAAGTAAATTTAAAGCGCGCTGTAAAAGTGGTTTTGCAAAACTGATACCGCAGTTAACCCCAGTATCTAAAAGTTCTTCAGCTACTACAGGTGAAATTAAATTTATTTGGTCAAACCGTGGAGCTATCCAATATTGCTTTTTATAAATAGCCTTTGCAGTTTCAAGTGGCAAATCTTTCATATTCCCATTGAAGCCATTGGTTCGAGCAACTTTTTCGGTAATACCATATTTTGTAGCCCCCCTCGATCTGCTGGATTATTTACGTAGCCGCCTTCACGTTTGATAAGTTCATTAAGATACTGTTCGATATTCATCTGCTTTCCTTTAAACATAAAAGCCTTTAACTGCTTTTTATGTCATCTTTTGCTTTTTTGATTGTCTTTATAACTTCTACTATTGTTTTGCCTTCTTGCTTATCAATAAAATTAAATATCCACCTTACAAGAGCCCAGCCAGGCAAGCCACAAATAAAGAAAAAACCGCCTAATGCAATCATTCCCCAAATATCAGTAACCCACTCATGTAATCCCCACTTAACAATGATAAATGAACCACCACATAAGCTAGAAACTACTGTACAAATAAGACCCACTCCCCACTCTTGAGGTGAGCGAGGCATACGAGTCATTAAAACCACTGCGGCCACTAAAGAAATCGCCAATGTAACAGCAATAGCTGCACCATAAAATTTTAAAAAGGCTGTAAGACTGCTGGTTGATACTGGCTCCATAAACTAATTTACTCCAGAGATAAAAAAGCACCCAAAAGAGTGCTTTAAAAATTTTTTAAATTAAAATTAATTATTAATTTCACTCTAGTCTGTCATAATAATCTTACTGCAAATAACTATTTTTTATGAATAGAGTTTTTTTGAGCTTTGATCATTGCCTGAGTACTTGCACCTGCTTCAACTACACTATTTGTTTGACCGTTCATGCATGCCTTCCTGCAGATCTTGGACATAAAAAACACCCTGATGGATGCGTGTGAGAAAAACTTTGAATTGATAGCTACTTAAAACTCCAAATTAAGGGGCTTTTCTTTTATCTATTACTTTAGTAATTAGTTACATCAATAGCCATACCTGCGGAGAAAGGATCACCTACCGATGCTGTTTGAGTAGTACCAGAGGTACTAGCAATACTGATCCATCTATAATCTAAATTAAATGTACCCGCAACTTCATCAACATAAAAACCTGCAATAGCGTAATTTAGGGATTGACGGCCGTTATACCATTGCTTAGCTTGATATCCAATTTGATTAATTAATATTGCAAATTTTTTACCTTTAGTGCCACCCCTTATAGCGGTATTGTACGCCTCAGCTGGGTGTCTTAAAGGAAGGTTATATGGTGAACCATTAGCCCTTTGAATATAAGCTACTGGTTTAATTGTAGGATAGTTAGAGCTAAAAATAAGCTTATTATTTTCATCATAAAGTTCTAACCCATATTTAAAAGAATCAACGCTTGGAAAGTTACCAATAGACATAAATTCATAAACAGTAAAAGTGCCCACTGTAGGCCAATGATTTGTAGCTAAACATTCAATTGAATATCTACGAATATCACCAATAGGCAAATTATCTACTAAATCAAATCTTATCCGATTATTTGTATAATCCTCTAAACACACTGCGATTATTGATTTAGCAGAAGCGCATTCATACTCTAACTTATCAGTGGTATAAGTTGTCTTTTTATACATAGAAATTGCAGGAGATTGCCCATCAAGTTGAATATCACCGTTGGGGGTTCTAACTAATAATCCAGCAGTCATGATTAATAAATCCCATAATAAACACGAATTTTAGAAGAATCCCAACCATACCCTGTAACTGAAATGGTTATCTGATCTCCTTCAATTTTACTAATCCAAATGAAATATTTATTCCATCTGAAAGTGGCTCTACCACTGCTATCTGTATACCCATTATCGTACTCACGGGTTGACCATGTTTGATAACCACAAAAAGAATTCTCATTACTGAAAATAAAGGGAGTACCTTCTAGGAATTTAGGGTCCTGGATTACATATTCATCAGTTACTCTTTCTTTTCTGCTTACATCCACATATCCCATAATTTTTCCTAGAGTATCTGTAACATCTAAAATCATTTCGGCATTTTCGTTAAATACCTGTAAACCTTGAGCCACTTCTGTCTCCTTTGTCTTGCGCTTCGTAAGAAGCACAAGACCAATAATTAATAGTGCTGTAATTGATAATACGATTACCATAACCCTAATCTCACTCTGACAGTGTTGTTGTCATCGTAGACAGTGATCAAACTTCCAGTTAAAACCATACGTGCGCCATTAGGCTTCGCTGAATCCTTGAGTGTGGTTAAGGTTCCAAGATTGGCACTAATGGCGCTTAAACTTGCTGCATTAATTTTGTCCGCGTTGATATATCCAATAGATGCATTGTCTAGATACAAACCCGCAGGAATAACTGTGCCGTTAGGCAATGTTGTTGCTGTAGATTGATAGACAAATGCATATTTAGGAGTAACTGAACCCGCATCTACATTAGAGGGAGCGCCAATCGCAAATTTATTAGCTTGGATGATGAAATCGACTGTTTTGCTGTCATTCTCAATACCGACACCACCAACTAAATTGCCTGATTGCAGTTTCAGCGTTGCTCTTGAAATTAAGCCATCAATCGACTGTTGTTGGGACCTAATAGAAGCACTGTTGTTACCTACCGAAGTATTTAAGTCGGTGATACTCTGTGCTTGCGTTGAAACTTTGCCATCAACGGTTGTGATCTTTGCGTCCAAATTTGTGATAGCAGAAGCATCTGCTTTGTTTACCAAGCCATCACTTAAGGCTTTAATATCTTGAGACCAAGGATACCAAGAGTTGTAATCAGCACTTCTTCGTTCCGCAGTAAAAGTAGAAGAAGCACCTCGTGCAATTTGAATGATTGGGCCGCCCGACGGGTCAGTCCACGGCACTTGAGTTTCTAACGTTACATACAAATCAGACATGAGGCCACTTAGTCCAAGTACGGATGCAAGCTTGAACTCCCGAACGATTTTTAAGCCGTGGTTTTGCCAGTACCAAGCCGGAGGTTGGTTATCATTACGAGTATCAGAAAGCTGAATTTCTTTATAGATTCCACTTACAGAGGCGCTTAATGATGTAAGTGCATTACTGTGTGAAATAATATCGTTACCCTGTTGAGTAACTGTATTAGACAAGGAGGAAATAGCGGCCGCATTGGCATCTAGCTGAGCCGTAACGGCGCGTGAATCTCCCATACCTTGAGGCGCACCTCCCACAAACACTAATGGATATTCAATCCATTGATTTGGAAGTTCTGAATCAAACATGCCCAAGATACCGTTTCCGGCACCTACGTCTTTGCGACCAATAAAGATTGGTAGCGAAGTCCAATTCCAAGACTTGAAGTATTTGTCGGACGCACCACATGACAACATAAGTTCACGCAATGGTGTGTCAGGATTTAATACACCCACATCACGAATATTGTCATTTCCTACAATCGCGAAATAAGTGCCTGACGCTAATGCATTAACGGCATAATAGAGAGCGTTACAATTGCCGACAATGTCGCCATAGGTGTCGTATGCGGTACAGCTCACTACATCGCCGTTATTATTAAATACAATTAAATTTAAGCCACGACCAAAAGTACCAACTCTACCTTGGAATGAATGAATGCCCGAAGGTTTTGGCATGCTACTTGCGGCAGAACCATTCCTGAAAGTCACGATTGAATATGACTTTGTATTGCCGATCTGGTTAGTTAAAGAAGTGATTGAACTGGATTGAGATGCAATATTCCCTTCTGTTGTTGAGACACGGCTAGACAAGTTGTTAAGTGCGGTAGAGTTCGCCTGTAAATCACTGACTAACTTTTTATTGCCTGTGATGTTACGTACTTGAATATTGGTAACATGCCACTTTTCATTTGGCACAGTATCCCAAGCACTTACTTGAAGCCAAGGATGCAATTGAGCCATACCTTCAGGCACAGTAAAGTAGCCTTCTAGCATCGTCCAACTTCTTCTTTTTTCCACCGTTGTAAATACAACTCCAACCCATCCTTGGTTGCCTGCGGTGTCGAAGTAATGAAAACCGAGAGTGGAATAAGCATCACCGGCGACAGGCGACGCAAACCATGCCGAAACATAATACATATCACCAGCGTTGCATCTAAACATTGGACCGTAATATGCATCACGGTTGTTTAGTGCCAATGCTTTTGGTGATGGAGGATTAGGGGCCGCATTTACCGCATCTACAATTGCGCCTGATGACCAATCGTTTCTTGGGTCAGCAAAATTAGCATTGCGCACCCAATTCGTTAGATCGTTATTGGTAATGGTATTACTTAATGAAGTAATCGAATGACTATTCGAGGTAATTGAATTGCCTTGTTGTGTGACTTTGGCATCTAAAGAACTGATTGCTGAAGCGTTGGCGTCAATACCAGCTTTTACATCTTCAGGAGCAGGACTCCAACCAGTATCTTTTACTCCTTTTTCAACTTTTACATTTTTTAATCTAGTTTGATTGTTGAACCAGATTCCAAAATGAACAAATCCTGTACTATCAAGATTCATAGTGACAGATTTATGTCCTGTAGCTGAATCTGGATACCAGAAGTAGTGATAATCGCCATTTGGATTTCTAAAACCAACTCCACTGCCAGTGATGTTGCCATCCAAATTTTCAATGTCAAAACTTACTGTGTAAGTGCCCATAAGAGGCTCAACAAGCGATTCGATAAATAGCCAATATGCGCCTTCTCGCACTCCTCCAGTATTGCGTACTAAATTACGTCCACCAATTACAAGTGAGCTGTTAAAGCTATTGATCTGCCCTGCTGCGGCTTCATCTGCTTGAGCTTTTGTGTAAGTGTTCGCAACGGCATTTGCATTAGATGCAATGTTCCCTTCGGCAGTTGCAATGCGGGAATTTAAAGATGTAATGGCATTATTGTTTGAAGTTACACGACCATCAATATTGGTAACTTTGCTGTCTAGTGAATTGAGAGCCGTAGAGTTGGCTTTTGCATCTGGCAAATAATCGTAAGCACTAGGAACCCATGCATCAGTTGTAATTAAATCGCCTTTAACTAGAACCGCCCAATAAACCGTACCGACCGAGTTTTTATCGGCAGTTGGATGATTGATCATGTAGAAGTGAATAAATTTACCAGTAGCGACGCCATCTTTGGTGAAAGTAATTTTATTAATCACTCTACCATTTGTGTTTTCAATACCTTGTACACCTTGCATGCCTCCGCCGGCATAAGCCCACAATGCTGAGTTGGCATCACCTGCGCCACGCTTATGCTCTGCACACCATAAAAGTGTATATTTGGCACCGACCTCCCAATCTTCACCCATCTCGTAGGCAACGTGAGGATAGCCGACACCATCATAAGTCCCCACCACGTTTGACTTGATCAATAGGTTTGCACCGGCTTTACCACTTACAGACAAACTGTTATTTAACGAAGTAATGGCATTACTTTGGGATGTAATGTCGTTGCCTTGTTGGGTAACTTTATTGGATAAACTAGAGATTGCAGAAGCGTTGGCGTCAAGTTGAGTTGTAATAGCTCTTGAATCACCCATCCCGACAGGAGCGCCATTAACAAAAGTTAGTGGGTACTCAATCCATTGGTTGTTGATGGATGAGTCAAACATAGCAAGAATGCCATTGCCCGCATCTAAGTTTGTGCGACCAATGAAAATTGGTAATGAATTCCCTACCCAAGTATTCAAATAACTACGACTTGCACCGCACGCCAAAAGTGTTGCTCTTAATGTTTCGGCTGCACCGTGAATAGAAACACTTGCAATGTTGTCAGTACCTACAATTGCGAAATAAGTGCCTGAAGCAAGAGCCTGAATGGCGTTATTTAAATTCGTACATGCGGTCGCCATATCTCCGTAAGTATCAAACGCTTGAACGGAACTTACATCGCCATTATTGAAGACAATAAGGTTTAAACCGCGCCCAAATCCATTAATTTTTCCCTTGTAAGAATGGATACCACCATCTTTAGGTAATCCAATAGCCGAACCATTTCTAAATGTGACAATTGAATACGATTTGGTATTGCCGATTTGATCGCTTAGCTGAGTTACTGAATTACTTTGGCTTGTAAGTTTACCTTCGGCATCTGAAATACGAGTCGATAAAGTATTAATCGCACTGTTTGCACCTGCAATACCGCCTTCCGCAGTGGACATGCGGGAATTTAGCGAAGTGATTGAATCGGTTGCCGCATTTAAACGCCCATCAATATTTGATACGTTGGTTTGGGTCGTTTGAATAGCTGAGGCATTTAGATCAATACTTGCTTTTACATCTTCTGGCGCAGGACTCCAACCAGTCTCTTTTGAACCCTTCTCGACTTTTACGTTCTTTAATCTAACTTTACTATTAAAATAAAGACCAAAATTTTGAAATCCTGTGCTATCGATATTCATCGTCACAGATTTGTGGCCTGTTGATGAATCTGGCAACCAGAAATACTTATAGTCACCATTTGAATTTTTAAAACCAACTCCGCTGCCTGTAAGGGTGCCGTCTAGGTTTTCAATATCAAAACTAATTGTGAACTGTCCAATAAGCGGTTCAACAAGTGGCTCAACAAAAAGCCACTCCAAACCCTCTCGCACAGTTTGAGTGTTGCGGACTAAGTTTCTTCCGCCGATAACTAGCGAACTATTAAAGCTGTTAATGGCTCCTGAAGTTGCATTGTCGGCTTCGGTTTTTGTGTAATAGTTATTTAATGCGGTCGCTTCTACCTTAGTCGAAAGCCCTTTTTCAACTGTATTTACTTGACCTTGTAGTGATGTAACCGCATTGGCGTTAGATGTTACACGACCATCAATATTGGTAACTTTCGTATCTAATGAATTAAGTGCGGATACGTCCGCTTTAGTTGAAAGCGAACCATTAATCGAGGTAATGCTATTGTTTAGCTGAGTGATCGATTGGCTATGGCTTGTAATCGTTCCTTCGTCGTTAGCAACGCGAGTAGTTAGATTGGTAATCGCTGAAGCATTTGCATCAAGAGAAGATTGAATTGCGCCAAGATCAGGTGCGCCAGCAACCCACATTGAAGCAGACTTATCATCACCAATGCTTTCTTCAAGCATGAGCATGTCAAGCATTAGGCGCGAACCTGCTACGTTATATAAGTTATTGCCTGTAACCCAAAATGACATGGCGAACGCATCAGAAGGCGCTGTCACAGATTTACATGTGATAACTTGCCCTGCTGTCGTAGGGGTAATACGTGTTGTTCCCGATACTTGGCTCGATAATGATACATCCGTTGTTAAGATTGAATTATCAGCAAGACGACGGAACCAACGTACAGTCACATAGAAATCAACAACTTTAGAGACGTCTTGCGACTTTGCGTACATGCTAAGTAAATATTTCTTACCTCCACGTACTGTGGCTGCCGCTCGGTTGACAGCGTAAGCTGTCGAAGTGGTACCAAAATAAACAGCCCCATTAGCAGACGTGAATGTAATATCGTAAGCCTTGCCTTTAACGCGCATTGTTGATATCGCAAGTGCGCAAGTTGCCGCTGATGTAACCACGTCAAACGCGAGCACTTGCGGGTCAGAGTATGGAGCGATAATCGCATTTTTGCCCTTACCACCGCTTAAATCTGTTTTAAGTGCTGTAACTGAGTTTGCGGCAACACTTGCTTGATCAACTGCCGTGTTTGCTGTTTGTTGGGCGGTAGCGGCTGCATTAATTGCTTCGCCAGTTTTGCCTTCATTGGTCGTTAAGCGCGAATCAAGTGAAGTGATTTTTGATGCATTTGCGCCTGTATTTGTCGCGTTAGTTGTAACTTGTTCTTGTAAGCTAGATAAAGTGCCGTTAGTGCTCGCCTTGTAAGTTTCAATACTGTTAAGCAAGGATGCATCTTCTGACTTACGCTGTGCTGTTTCAGTTGTTAAACCGTCATTAAGTTGAGAAACCGCAGTAACGCGAGCGTTTGCCTCGTCAGCAATTGATTTGTTTAACTGATCAGTGGCATTTTTTAAATCTCCTGCTGTTTTAGATGCCAAATTTTGAGCATTAACAGCCATAGTGGCTGCATTATTCGCCAATCCTGCCACTTGATTGGCTAAATTCACTGCTGATCCAGCTTTGACAGAAGCTTGGTCTGCCGCATTATTTGCTGCTGTGGCTGCCGCTTGAGCATTAACTGCTGCCTGCCCTGCGGCTGCGGCTACATTAGCGGTATCTTCAATCTTGCCTTGTAATTCCTTGGCAAGATCACTTTCTGCAATTTGGCCAGAAATAAGATCCAATACAGCATCAGGATCCCCACTAGTCGTTCCATTAATCCATTCAGACCAAGGGCCAACATTACCAATTTTATCTACAATTCGACCACTATAATATTGGATCAAATTTGGTTGTAAGCCTTGAACTTTATGCGTATTCGTTGGATAAGCGAACTGGCCTAACGGCGCTATATTGTTTGCGCCATCTGGTGAAACACGAATTTCTACATAGGCCGCGTCTTGAGCTCCTGCATTAGGAAAGCTCCAATCCAATTGCATTCCAAATAAAATACCAGTAGCACGAATATATTCCAATTTAGGAGGTAATCCTTTTTTACCTACTAATTCAGTAATCGATGAGTAAATTGGTAAAGAAGACACTTCAAATGCTGAAATTGCCGTAACACGTGCTTGATAATTTCCCGAATAAACTCCTTGTACTTCTATAGAATTATTTCCTGTTAATGGTAAACGAATCCATGAACTATTATCTTTTCGCCATTCAACAAGATATTTAACTGCACCTTTTGCCTGCTTCCAAGACAAAATCATTGTTGTGATATTAATACCTTGATTAACTTTGTTTTCACTTGTAATTGAAATATCACTTACAGGGTCTTGAATAGTGGGATTAATAATTGAAATAGGGACTTCTTCAAAATGGGCACCATTATCTATTTCATCAAATTTCTGCGGGTTGTACTGAATAGCATTAATCGTAAATTTATTTTTCTCTTCTTGACGAATTGAAATAACACGGAATTTCATTGTTGCTAAATCTTGGGCATCAATAACCCAAATATTTTCCGCAGCAATCGAACCTAAGTCGAATGGTAAAGTAACGGTAATTACACGTCCATTTATAGATTGAATAACTCTAGTCTGCGCTTTTCCATTTTCACCATTAACAACCAAACGATCACCTGGCTTGGCGACAACGTCATCACGATCAATTGTTAGATTAAATCTATCTTCAGAAATTGCAGATACACGTCCGCCATTAGCACGTCCTGCAAAAAGCTCATCAGCAATTTCAATAACTCGACCAGGTTGTGGAATCCACCCATCTAGACCAACTTTGAAAGTTACAGTTCTTGTTTCAGACTGTTCAGACTTTAAGGCCCATAAACCAGCGCGTTGTGCTTGTCCACGTGAAGTACAGCCCCATGCATTCAAATCTAAAACGCGTATTTGACCAGAGTCTGAAATGGCCTGCTCATCTCGAACGTATTCATATTCAGTTTTATAATGATTTGCTGGATTATCAAATGCAACTTTTACAACATTATGGCGATCACGAGCACGTGTACCTGAATATTCAAATTCTCCAATCACGTTAGCGCGGGTATACGTAAAATATGTATCTTGTGGAATATCTGCATCACAGATAATACTGTTTCCATCCCAATAAGAAATTGCTCGAAAAACTCCAGCTAATTTTTTTAGGATTTCATAAGCTTCCTCTGCTCTTTGCAAATATACATTACATGTAAAACGTGGCTCTTGTCCTCCTTGCCCATCATTTACAGATTCATCACAATATTGGCCAAGACGGTACAAAGACCATTTATCAATCATAAATGGTGTAAGTCGATCACCTAAACCATATCGATCAGAAGTACAAATATCGTAATAAATCCATGCTGGATTATTTGAATATGCACTAATGAATGTACCGTCCCACATTCCAGTATATTTTCGAGAAACTGGATTATAATTAGAAGGTAGCTTAATTTTTGTGCCTTTACATTCAACGGCAATTTTGGCAACGTTGTTAAAGGTTTCTGCATCATATTGCAGACCTAAGAGTGCAGTATTCGGATAGCGTAGTTTTGCATCAATAACCTCAGTGACAGCTTCAATATACATTTTGTCACTGATATATTCAGAAGTTGAATTTGGTGTAAGGCGACGAACTCGAACAAGCCAATCAGAATCAGCTTTTGGTAAGTTAATGCGATGAGCACGCTCATAATTTGCAGAAGTTTTATCAGAGATTTTTGTTTTTAAAACTTCAGTCCAAGGACCACCATCAGTTTGTACGTCCACCGCATACTCAATGGTTACTCCTGACACATCCCCACTTTTGGCATCCTGACTTCGTAAGGGTCCCCATTTAAATCGAATACGCAAAGCATCTAAATCTAAATTTTTAAAAGACTTAACCCAAGGAGTATCTGCCTTTAATTCAACATCAACTGCAGTTTCATTCTCAACGGCAGGGAAGCCTTCTATATAATCTTGGTCATTTGTTCCTGAACGAAAATCGACTTTTACATTTTCAAAATTTAATTTGCCATTGTTATCTTCAAGTGGTGTATTTTCGAGCAAGATAGATTTATTGCCGCTTGCTAATCCTTCAATCTCCCCCTCTGCCAGACCATATAGAATATTTATGCGAGTTTTTGACTGTGCAGAATCAGGAGCAATATTGGGTTGTCTCGCTTGTCCGCTTGCTTTTTTTGAACCTTTTACAATTGACATAAAAAATCTCACGCATAAAAAAAGATGCTTATAAGCATCTAAACAAAAATATTTTTAATTAAAGCTGGTCTTCAGGGTATTGTCCTGCGCTGATGATAAAACCACCAATTTCACGCTGACCATAAAGGACTGGTACAGGGTTCCCCTGTGCTACTGTGGTTACTGCACTACCAAAACCTTTATTTGCTCGGTTACCATCTTGGTTTTGGTCTTGAGTCGTTGAAACTTTAGGCATTAACATACTTGAAATTCCACCTATTGCCATACCGGCACCAGCACCAATTAAAGCAACCCCCATATTTGTAGTTGCACCACCATTCCAAAAACCTGCAACAATCAGAACTGCCCCAAGAACTAACTGCAAGACTCCAGTATTTCCACCCGCACCTACCACACGAGGTACAATATGAATCGTGTCAGCTTGGGTATTCATATCTAGTTGATCTTCAGAGATATTATCTCCTGTAATCTGCTGTTTCGAATCTGCATCATAAATTGAAGATTGTTTGTTTTTATATTTAGCATTCTTATTATTTAAAAATACAGCAAATTTAAGTCCAGACTCATGAGCACGTAACATAAAACTTTCAAAACCCGGAACTTGAACTGATAATGCACGCATAGCTTCACGAGTATTTACAACATCTAATTGAAATTGCTTTCCAAATTTTTCAGCTAATACACCATATAGTTTGATTGTTTTTAACATGAGATAATCCTGGATTTTATTAAGGAGATATTCGTTTGAATATCTCCTTATATTTTAAAATTAGAGAGCTTCAGTTTGCGTTTGAACTTCTTCAATCAAAATCGAAAATCCTGTTTCTCGATTATAAGTCAGGACTAAGTTTTCAAGCTTAATACCTTTACTATATTGAACAGAATTTACTTGATTACTAAATTGAGTTACGAGCTCTGCTTCAAGTACTGAAACTTGTTTTGCTGCTTTAGTTGCCATTGAAATTACCTCTTTAGAAAATAAAAAAACCTGCATTTGCAGGTTTCTAGGGATTATGCCTTACGGCGTTTTAATGCAATTCTTTGTGTCTTAAAATTTTCACTGTTCGATCTTTCCATTGTGGCCCATAAATCTCCCTTACAGACTTACGCCCATAAGGATGATGAAGAATTAAAGATGAACCAATACAGGATTCTGTTTGTTCCGATTTAAATTTCCCTTGGTCACCAAGCCAAATAATCGCATGATTAGGATGCTCCGTCCGCCCTACTCTACAAATAAGCATATCACCATATTCTGGTTCTGATACTTCATAAAAACCAGCTCGTTCATAATTTTCTAAGTAGAGTGAAGGGTGTTCTTTTTGTTCCCACCAAGCATCTTCTCTCTCAAAATCAATTAATGAAATATTGAGTTCACGACTATAAAAATCACGAATTAACGAATAACAATCTTGCCAACCATGATAATAATTACGTCCTACCAATGGTGCTTTATAACCAGATGGTTCATATATTTGAAAATCAATATTTGGATATGAGCAGATCACCCAAGGTTTTTTATGTAACTCAATTTGTGTTAAGTCTAATTCGGAAGCCCGTGTAGTCCCATCTGGATGGCTATGAACATATGCCTGAATTTCACCTTGATCTTCAATCATAGATAAGTCTTCAGGATGAATTTCAAATTGATCATTTTGATTAGAGATATTACGACAAGGAATATATTGGCGATCTACAATCACACCACAGCATTCAAGCGGATAGCACTCATCGGCATGCACCATAATTGCTTTTTTAATTTTTGTTGAAAGTTTCATAATCGACCTACTTTACATCAAGTTTGAAGCCGGAAAGCCACCATAAGATAAAGGCTGATTTTCACCAAAATGTAAGCGGCAATCTCTTAAACGACCTCCACACTTATCTTGAGCTGGGTCATCAGTAAGTTCGCCTTTTTCTGTATACATGGCGGTACCTGTGTAGCCGCACTCTTCACCTCGATAACGACCTTTACATGCCCATTCGCACAGTGAAGTAATCTGCCTAACAGGAATTTCTCGTCCTTCATTATCTATTGGATTAGAAAGTTCAAATGTGACTTGCTGAGCATTTTCAGAAGTTTTCTGTTCTATGTACCAAATTTGCTCTTTTGATTCATTTGCTGCGTTTGGATTACCAGTTGAAAAGTTTAATGCATCCAAATACTTAGCCATTGTAGTAATGACTTTTAATTTAGCATCGGCAAAATCTTTAAATTGTAAACAATAAGCAGAAACAGCTCCTTGAATGCCATTAATATTATTTGCAATTGCTAAGGATGGAGTAGAGGCTTTTCCATCTGAACGTAACTCTAGTTCTGATACTTTAATTGCAAGTGGTTCATAAGTTTCACCTTGCCAAATAATATTTGGCTTCCACTCACCATTATCTTTAAAACTAGCATGGCCATGAAACCTTAAAATACCCGCACCAAGATTCCTTGCATCTAATTCATAAAGAGTAATTAGTCCATCTACTTCAAGTTTCTGAAAATCACTGACGAGAGACATATTTATTTCCATAAAAAAAGCCCCTTTTGAGGGGCTCATAAGTGAATAAGTATTTAAGGATAATAAACTTGGGTAAATGTTGTACTAATACGCCACCAACCACCACCTAAATGTACAGGTTGATATTCACCCACTTTTACACGTACTTCACCATCTAAAGGTGAGTCCCAAAGAAATGATTTTGAACCTTTATGTAAGTCAAAAAAGTTTTTAATCTCTAAAATATTCTTTTCATTATCAGTCTTGGTATATTGCCACTGACGAGAACAATTATTAATACCAACACTTACGTTTTGTTCGTAACCATCTCCAAAATTTGCATTTAAGACATTAAATGTATTTTTTTGGGAATTACCATCTAAATCTTGTGTCCAAGTAAACTTAAGGGTACTCATAAAAATATTCCTAAAATATACAGAGCAGTTATATAAATACTTATTCAAACAATATTTAAATGTTAAATAATTTATTATTTGCCCTATTAAAATATAAATTAAAAATAAAAGACCAAGAAAAATCTATTAAAAATATTTAAACCCAAAAATAAGATATATTTCAAAAAATCTGAAAATTTTAAATAATAGTATTAAAAATAAAAAAGCTAACTTTAAAATTAAAGTTAGCTTTTAATGTATATCGAATTTATATTTCGACCATCTTAGTTACACTATACTCTAGTTTTCAGAAAAAAGAAACTATAAATTAATAAAGGTTATTCAAAATATTTAGCAAAAATTTTTTCGCATTAAATAATCTCTTGAATCTATTATTTTTAGAAACCAAGTTAGTACCTTTTACCCACGAATCGCATTATATAAAATCCGACCTTGACGTAACTCTTGAAGTAATACTTGTCGAATTGTATTCCCAAGCACTTCTCCAACTAATTTATATTGACCAGATGAGTCGACTTGACTACTACCATCTGAGTTTACTGTTACATTCACAGATACAGGAGCATTAATCGCACTTCCTGTTGGAGGAAGTTCAGCAAGTTGAGGCACGATAATCTGACTTGACTCTGTTTGAGGCAACTCACCTGTTTGGTTCATATAATTAAGATTATCCAAGCCAATTTTTTTAGCTGAAGATTGTTTAATCATGAACTCTTCATTAGAAGCCCAAATAGGAATACTGTCACTTAAACCATTGCCCAAACCTCTAATCTGTCCACCAGTTGCAAAGCCTTGTGGAGTAACAGCAGACACAGCTGCTTTTAATACACCTGTTTGAGCTACAGCCATAGCCACCGCGGGTATGTTATAAGGGAAAGCTGCTGATGCCCATGCTTTACCAATTGCTTCAGAACTAGATAAAATTACACTAGCTAAGGAAAATCCTTTTTGCATAGCAAACAGTGTTCTATATGTATTAGATTGCTCTCCCCCGAAAGCTTTAGCTAACCCAGCCATATCTCCAAACATGGTTGCATAATTGTTTAAATTTTCTACATTTAAACTATTTTGTAACTCTCGTGACTTTGTATCATATTCAACATCCATCGCGAATTTTGCATCGACATATGCTTGATGTGCATCTTCAAGCATTTGATATTTATCAGTCTCTGATAAGTTTTCATTACTATTAATTGATTCATTTATATTTTGATATCCATCCCATAAACTAGTCTGTTTACCTTCAAACTCATTTTGCAAATTCCATTTTTTCATCTCATCTGGAGTAAGTGTTGTTCTAGCCCAAGTTTCAGTAGTAGATTGATTTATTTGATCAATTCTGTCTTTAGTACCTTGAATCGCCTGATTTTGAATCCTTATTTTTTCATCTTCTGCAGCAATATAACTCTCCATGGCTTTGTCATATTCTTTCTGTCGAAGAGCTAATAATCTTGTTCTTTCTGGACCTTCAGGAAAAGTTTTAATAATCTCGGCCTTATCATCTTCACTATCTGCTAAGATTCTCTCTGGTTCAGTATAATATTTTCTTTTTAAAGCTTTTTCATTCGCAGCTTGAGTAAGGGATGCTTGATACTGCTCATCATCAGAATTTTGTACATTTTTTAAAGCCTCTAATGCATAACTTTCATCTCCATTTTTCCCAAGCAATAAGTTAATTTTATTGTAATAATTATCTCGTTTCTTGTGATGAGGTCGGGCATTGATATTATTACCATCATAGTCCCAACCAATAAAGTTATTACCCACCGTACTCTCTAATTCTTTATAATCAGCATTTTTCATTAATGCCTTTTTAGATTTAGTAAATCGCTTATTTGTAAAAATTTCATTGATTATAGCGTATTTTGCCTGTGCATTTAGAGCCTCTTGTGTTGGTTTAATATTGCCTGAGCTATCAAGGAGACCTTTTTTTGATAAAAAGCTCATTAGATCTGTCGCTCTATCCTTTTGCCAAGAAAAAATTCCTACGTTAGTAAAACCATTATTGTGATCTTTATGACTGCCAAACATTTTTGAACTACGGAAATCATTTTCTCTTCCAACTTCCGCAGTAAAATATTTAGCCTGTTTCTCATTCAGCACGCCTGTGTTCATAAAGGCTTGATAAACGCTTAGCATGTTTTTAGTTGCAGGATCCATAACAGCACTAGCCATAGCTTGCTTTTTTGCTAACTCTGCTTGTTTTTTTGCTTCTTCCGTTGATCTTTGTTCTAGTTTTAATTTGTCTTCTTGGTGGCTTTTTAATTCTTTATTTAAATTTAATAAGTCTAAAGAGGCTTTCAAATCTTTTTGGGCTGTTGGGGTTGCCATCTGTGCAGAGTCATAATTATATCTTTTTCCCCACTCATAAACTTTTTCCATTTGTTCTGAAGAAAACTTTTTGCCATACTTGTCGAAAAGCGCTTGTTGACCTTTAACATCCTTGTATTCAGTATTAAAAGTTTTTTGATATTGTTCATAACCGACTTTTGCCCTATTTGAAGCTAGTTCAGCAGCATAAAACTCCTTATTTAAATTCCCTTGTTTCTTTGTTGCTTCATCTGTTGACTTTAATAAAGAGTTGATTACTTCTTTTTGTTTGGTAAATTCTTGACCGACTTTAATTGAAGCTGCTGCTTGTTCATCAATTCTTGCTTTTGATTTTTCAGATACGCCAGATAATTTATTAATTTCAGAAGCAAATTGACTAGTTGTCATTTGCCCTTCTTTAAACTTCATAGCTAATTCACTAGCAGTTCGAGATGCCTCAGTAGTAGAACCATCCAGACGTCCAATAGCAATAGCCATACTAATTAACGTACCCTTCGATTTTTCATACTCTTGATTTAATTCTTCTAATGATTTTTTTTCAGCACGCATCTGAGTTCTTTGCGAGGCTGTATCTAACTCTTGATATTTTTTAACTATTTCAGCGATTGAAACTCCTTGTTCATTTAAAGATTTAGCAGCTTCATCATTACTATTTTTCATAAAGAGAAAAGCTGCACCGGCAGCAAGGGCCTGTACAGCCAGAAGACCTAAACCAACAGGTCCTCCAAGAAATGCCATAGCCCCTCTTAATACCCCCATTGCAGTTGTAGTCTCTAATGAAGCTGCTGTAACACTTGCAAAAGTTGCAACAGTGCGTATACCTTCAATTGCCCACATAGCAAACTCTTTGGCTACCATAGCAGCTTGTACTGCAAGTTTAACGCTTAGAGCAGCCCCCAAACCAACCGCTGCTGCAGTAATGGTGTCCATATGAGAAGTTACAGCAATAAACACAGGCATAATTCCATTGACCATAGTGGCTTGGACACCCTGCCATTGCAAATCCATGATTTGTAAGTTTTCTTTGGCTTGCGATAATTTTTTTATCATCGCATCATCCATGATGCTGCCAGCTTTTTGTGCTGTATCTCCCCATTTTTTAAATCCAGCCCCACCATTTTCCAGTAAAGGAATTAATGCCGTCGAATCTGAAATAAGGGCTTCCATATAAAACCGCATGCTTTCCTGACTAACATTCGCTTTAACAAGAGAATCATAATAAAGCTGTAATGCATCTGGGCCTGAAAGTTTCTGGAATTGAGAAATTGTTACCCCAACTTGAGGTGCAATGTTTTTAAAGAAATCAGCTAATGGACCACCTCCTGTCTGTTGGAAATTACCAATATTTTGTTGCATACCTTTTAACTGGTTTGCAAACTTATCCATACTAATTCCTACAGTTTCTGCACCCTTTGCGTAATACTGAAAAGACGAAGTACTTGTATTGGCTAGCTGAGCCAACTTTTTGATTTCACTACCTGTGTCAATTACACGTGTTACAGTCGATGTGAGGCCAGCAACAATCTGATTATTCATGAAATCACCGACAGATTTCATGGTAGAGCCAATTGTTTTAAAACTTTGGCCAATCGTTTCACTGGCTGATTTAGCTTTGCGTTCTGCCTGGTTAATAGGCTCAATAAAATTACCAATATTAACAACTAAGTCTATGCTTAGACTTCCTAAATTAGTTGCAGCCATACTTATCTCCAGGCAAAAAAAACGACCTTTCGGTCGTCAATGATTAAATTATGATTTAACTAGATTTCAAGTTACTGCTTTGCTAAATTGGGCATACTTTACAAATACTAGAGTTAATCAAGGCAATGAAACAAAAATTATTACTACTATCTTCTTTTTTTTAATTAACCATTCTTTTGCAATAACAATTGATGATTTAGAAACAAAATCGATATTCCGTACATTTTATCCATCTATGGTTTATGCTACGTTTGAAGGTAAAGATGGAGAAGAAATTAAACTTCCCCATATTGGAATCGAAAAAATAGCCAAGAATATTTAGCCATACTCCATCCCGCAGAAGTTTTTAAAAATAACTCTGGTGAAGATAGATATTTAATTTTTGTTGAAAAACGTGAAATTGGTAAAGCAGTAAGTGAAATTGAAAACGGAAAACTTGTCGAAAAAAGTTCGAACTTCTATGAGTTTAGTGAAGGTTGTCATGCCTGTGAAGGTAAGGCTGACCTCATAATTTTTAAGAAAAATAATCAAGGTAATTTTGATTTAGTCTCTAAAAATATCAATTCATACACTCCACCAAGTCAATATGGAATTATTAATTTAAATGTTGAAAATCTAGCTTCAAGAATTGTCAAAATAGGTAAAAATGATGTGGGCTTCTTCGACGACTCATATACCTATTCCAATGATCGCGGATCAGATACTTTACTATACCTTATTAAATTAGGTGATGATGCTATTCAAGGATACAATATTGATATTATTGAAGGAAGTAATGAAGGCACTTACGACCAAGACTCGCCTTTAAATTATATCTTTAAGGGTGAATATAAAGTTAAAACTGATCAACCTGATTTAAAAAGTTACCCTATTGAAATTAAACTCAAAGGAGATATTTTAGATGAAAAACAGATAAATTTATTAAATATAATAAAATCAAAACATATCAATTTAATAGTTCAAAAAACACATATAATATGACATCAAAAAAAAGTTATTAATTTATTTTAAAAAAGCACTTTTCTCAAAGTGCTTTTTTAATTCATTATAATTAGCGTGACGTTTTCATTTTTTGCATACGTTCTTGCTCAAAAGTAAGCGCTGGTGGTTTGTCGAAGTGTGGTAAATAATCATAAATTTGAAGCCCTTTTACACCCTTAGATGACGCAAACATGAGTTTCATTTCTGCCATTACCTCTTCTAAACGCAAACCTATGTTGAGGCTACCTCTTTTTTGTCTGTAAGCGGCCCAGGTTCTAATTTCTTTGTGGGTGAAGGTTGTTTTGACTTCTTCAATTGATCTTGAGGTTGCGATTGCGATCTCGATGAGGAGTTCTTCTCTGTCGTCGATTTCAATGTCTGCTTTCCCATGACATTAATTTCAACAATTTTGACCCAAATGATATCAACTAATGCTTGGCTAAAGTGTAATCGTACTTCATCCTCAGTGAAAGTAGGAACACCATGCTCATCTGTAATACAACTCGCTAAAATACCTGCCAGAGCCTCTTTATTTTCTCCATATGCTTTCATATTTGCTACAGCAGATTGGTAGTTAAAAGGCTTGATATAGGTTGTAAACTCTGATTCTTCACCATTTACCAAAACTTGGACTGTTACTTGTTCTGGCTTACCAAGCAAAATACCTGACTTGATTTGATCCGCACTTAGTTTCTTCATTTTTTAATTTTCCAAAAGAAAATAAGCCTGCTAAGCAGGCTTATTAATGATGCTAAAAAAACCTTAAACGGTTTTCAGTGTATCGAATGCTGGGGTTTGGCGTTTCATTGGAATAGTATGGTTTACCAATGAATCTTTATCGAAAATCGGTGGACCTTTTCGTAATTGAGCTTGGAACTGTGTCCAAGAACGACCTTGCGGTACTGCAACAACATCGCCTTGTAAAGTTGGTGCAACAGTGCCATCAGCCCAGCCAACAAAAACTTCAACTTTTTCTTTATTTTGTGCCAAATTTAAAATCGTAACATGAGTCTCATTTTCAGGATCAGTATTGATTTTCAAACTACCTTCACCTGGTTTAACTAAACCATATTCTGAAGTTGAAGATTCTCGCTCTTCCATACATGTTGTTTCGATTTCAGTAACACTATCATCGCCTACCGACAATTCAGTAATACATTCAATTTTAGTTAATACAGCAGGTGAACCATGTTTCACCCATGTTTCAGTACCTTGTGTTAATACGCCCATGATTGGACTCCTTTTTTAACGACGAAAAAACCTCGCGTTTTGCGAGGTGATAAAAAATTAAGAAACGATAATATTTTTATGGAATATCACGCTGAAATAAAAATTATTTTATTTAAAGATATGAGATTACAGTTTATTAATTAAATCATTTTGAAGTGCTTTAATCATAAGTTCTTTAGCATCTTTAGATGAAGCTGCCTTTTTTTCAACATCACTTATAATTTTATTAATTTTCTTATCATCTGATAACTTCTTAAGCTTATTTTGTAGATTAATCAAACCTTTCATATTTTCAATCACAATTCCACCTGAATAATAAATTTATTTGTTATATTAATCTATTGATAATAAGCATACCCATCAAAAAAACACATTTACTTTAAACTATTCTGTAGATGAGATTTTCTTATTATGCGTCTTAATTTACTTTGATTAGTCAATTTATTCGATTTCTCTAATATCCCTGAATCAACAACTTTCACTAAATTTAGCTTTAACAACTCATCTGCATCCTTTTTTTTGATCTCAATCACCTCATTGTCTATATAAACAATTCGATTATGCATACATGTAGTTAAAAACTGGACTTTTACATTTGACATATTTTTTCCAATAAAAAAAGAGCTAGACTTAAAATCTAACCCTTCCAATAATTAAGATAATATAAAATACTCTGATAAGTTAATTTTAATATTAATTTTCTTTTGGCTTTGAATCCAAGTAAGCAATAACATTTTCATCAACTTTATTATTTTCAACATACTGTTGAAGTAGTTTATTATTCTGCTCAATAGCAGCATAAATAAGAGTATCTTTCTTTTCAGCCTTTTGAATCAGTGTGTTGTTCTGCTTTATCAATTCTTCCATTACTTCGAGCAACTTTGAGCAGTAGAAGTTTTGTTCTTCGTTCGAGTTCATTATACTTACTCTCTAACCATTTACGCCTTTTAGCACAACCAGTACAACTCATAATAAATACCTTTCCATACTTATTACTAATAAAAAATAAAGCCGTATCAATTTATTTTGATACGGCTTTATGTGCTGCAATTTGTACAGCAAAACTTCAATAATGATTTAAATAAAATATTTAAAAATTAGAACTTTTATAAAATATAGATTTTTTGATTTTCTACAAAACAGCTAATCTTTCTGTAAAGCTGTTATCTGTGTAGAAATTTAATAGATGAATTATTCCGATAGATACGGTAACAAATAATTTAAACAAAAAAGTCGCATTACAAATTAAATCTGCAATACGACCATCTTATATATACTATACTCTTTTTTTCAGAATAATGAAAACCCTATAATTGTAACTCTTTGTAAGTTTCTTTGCGATATTCACGTATAGTATCTTCTGCTTCTGCAATAGCAGATTCTAGTGCAAGCTGCATTAACTTTTCATATGGCTTCCATGTCATTCTATAAACATCTGCCGACATTTTATAAGCTGTAATCCCTGCATAATAAAGTCGACCTTGAGCAGTAAAATTTTTTTCAAGGTCGGGATTTAAAGAGAAATCAATAACCATACGAGCAATCAGCCACGCCAAGTGGTGAATTGCTATATACTCAGGTTCTCTTTTTTTATCTTTTGCAGCTTCTTTTAACATAATTAAAGCTAAATGATTTCTTATAAACTTATAGTCCTCTTCTGATTTTCCTTCATAAATAATTAATGAGGTCACTGATTTAGCTAATTGGGTCTCCATTTTAGCAATTGCCCCTAATCTATCTTGATAATTAATCGTATCTTTACTAGGGGTATGTCCAACTCTTGAAAAATCTAATGATTGTGCTGTTAAGCCTCGGGATAACCATTGAAATTGAGTAAACTGATTCATAATACTAATATCAATATTCATTCATTAACCCTCTCAAAATATGCACAATCACAATCATTACCAACATCGAAAAAATAAAACCTAATCCAAAGGCAAAACCTCTACGCATCCATTCAACCACTGCTCCATGGTTATATTCTCCAACCAACCATTGCATTAAAAACTTAACAGCAAAATAGAAGGCAAAAGAAGCAACTATTACTAAAACAATTTGATCAGTTTTCATTACATTAAGCCCTCAATACGCTTAGTTATTAATAAATACCCATAAGGCTCTGTACAAAATATGCATTTAAAGCTTTTTTTCTGTATTTTCAGTTCCTGAGCAAAATTTTTAATACTCTGGATAGACAATCCTTCACTCTTCAAGTCTTTCAACTTATTTTGATTTTTTTCCTGAAAATTTCTAATATTCCACTTTTGACGATAACTGCACTTAGTAAGGTGTTTCATTATTTACCCCTAAAGCGTCAAGTGACTGCTTTAAAATATTCCAATCCAGTAAAGAGGCCTCTGATCGTCCACGATAAATTCGGCCAAGCTGATAAGCTGTTAATGCATAACCTGAATTGGCTGCCAAGAAATCCCAAGCTTGTCCAAACTTCCTAGCAAATATTTTTAATAAAGCTTGTTGGTGATTTGGATATGCCGTTGTTTCTTTAATTAATGCATGACTCAATAAATTTGTTGTTGTAGCTCGGTCTACATAACTTTTGTCTTTATGCCCATCTTTAGTAGACTTTCCCCACATTTGTTTAAAATAGATTTGATTCTCACTTTTATTTTCAACCAACTTAATCTGATTACCCTGCGCCACCCATTCCGCTACTTGAATAGCTAATTCATTACGCTGTTTAGACTTAAGAAAAACGTTTGAATAACTCATTGAACAATCATGTTTAGTAAGTTCTAATTTAACATTCATATTCTTGCCCCTAAACGGGTATCTGCCCATACGCATTCGACTTGAGTTAATCCCCCATGTTGAAACCGTGACCATAAGCGGTCGCCTAAATCGGAGATCAAGCCATGGATAATTGCACCCATCCGATCCTTAGTGTCATTCAGTGCAAAATTTGAAATAAGCATAGTTGCTTTATCGGCGTCATAACGTGCATACAAGACTTTGTGAACAACTTCTTTCCGTTTTTCACGATCATGCAAGCCATACTCATCAATAATGAGCAGGTCATATTCTGTATAACGATAAATAGTATTTTTCTCGCTATCTCCTTGACGGTACCATGCTCCCATAATGTCATTTGCAAGTTCTTCGCTGGTGATATAACGAGCAGTTTTACCATTTTTAAGCAATGTTCTAGCCGTCGCACATGCCAGATGTGTTTTACCTGTTCCAGTTTTTCCAACCATAACCAGATTTGTTACTTGCCCTTTCATAATTTGCTCGGCATAAGCTGCACAACTATTAAATGCAATAACTTGTCCTGGTAATTCACAGCGATAATTATGAAAACCAGAGTTTTTATGGCGTATAGGTAGCATTCCACCGGCTAAGTGATTTTCATAAATCATTTTTCTAACGGCTTTACCATGTTTAAGATTAGACTCAGTGACTTTATTAACGGCACATGTTGGACAAATTTCTAAACCTGCAATCTTGACCTTTTTTTCAAAATGAATAGAGCAAGTGTTTAATCCAGATTGGAAGGAGTGATTAATTTTTGTTATTACAGTCATACAAATTTACCTCCTAGTTCCAGTGGTTTAATACTTTCATCATATTCAGGTGGTTGATATTCAAATGCTTGATTAACATTTCCAAGTGGTCTTGAATTTAAATAAATTGGCTTTGCAGACTTCATTTTTGAAGCTTTTAACTTTTCAAATTTTTCAAATATCCATTGAGCAAACTTACTGTGGCGTTGACTATCTGTTAGATATCGTGAAGTTTCATGATGAGCATTGAAATTACTCAAATGAAATTCAAAGTCATCCATAGATAAGATTTCTTGTACTTGCTGAGAGTATTTAGTCTTTTTCAAGTAAGTAGCGAGATGATTTAAATCTGGTCTCCAATCTTCTGATTTCATAACATTCGTTAAAATTACCTGAGAGAGAGTTTTTTCCTGCTCCTGTTCTTGTTTCTGTTCTTGGCTTAAAAGTACCTTCTTAGGGGCTTCTTTCTCTACATAACTATTATTCTTTCCTTCACGTCGATGCGTCATACAAAAAGCTTCAACATATTTATTATAAAAGTTTTCTAAAAATGGATTTGAAGGTAATGAGTCATAGTCTTTTTGAATACCTTTACAACGATTGTCACTTTCCTTTAAGGACTCAGCAACTTGAAAACGAGCCATTTCGTGTACCCAGACCATCTCTGAAACATCGTCATAGCTGCAAAAACCTACTTTACATGCCCATTGAAGTCCCTTCTCTGCTCCTTCTAAACCTAAACCAGTTTCATGAGCAATATATAAAAGAGGCATATAATAAAGACCAAGCATATTTGCATGGGGACTAGTGATTAAATATAGAGCCACGATAATAGACTCTGGACATTCTCGTAATTGCTTACCAGTCTTACCCGTCCAGAAATGCGGAGAAACCTTGCCATAATCACGCATTGATATTTAACTCCTCTAAAGGAGCTTTAAAGGAATTTAAATAGGAAAAAAATTTATTTTCCTTACCTTTACAATTAGCCGATTTGTTTTCGCCACAACATTGTGATAAATTTATTTTAAAATTCATTGTGATTTCCTAATTAAATGAATTAACTAAAAAGTCTGATTTGCCGATCAGGCTTTTTGCTTTATAAATCAAGTATCCAAATTTTCTTTTCACATTTTTAATAAAACTTATTTAAAAAATCTCTCCTTAAAACTAATCTCAACCATTTATAAATCCTTAAAAAATTAGTATCTATCTACATCTTTGCTTTGATAATTAGCTCGCAATTTTCTTCTCAAACTCTTTTAGCGTTGGACAAAGTTGATACGCTTTAAATCTCCCATTAGTTACATACTCAGCCCGTAAAGCAATTTTTTCAGACATTTTGCTTTTCCCCGTTAACCACGCATTAACAGATGGTTGCTTGATAGAAAGTGCCTGTGCCGTTTTTGTTTGATTCCCGAAAAAGCTTACTAGTTGTAGATAGATTACAATGATATCTATACTCATAACTATCAAACTCCTATCTTGATAGTTAATTTATAGTTTTAACTATCAAATGTCAATAGTTCAAGTTATTTTGATTATTAATAGTTTTAACTATAAACTTAAGCTCAACGATTTTAAGGTTAATATCATGTCTGATTTAGCAACTCGTCTAAAAGCGGCTCGCTTAAAAGCAGGAAAGAGCCAGTATGAAGTGGCTGAAGCGGTTGGTATTAAACAACCAACATATCAAGCCTTGGAAACAGGAAAAAGTTTAAAGTCTGCCTTTCTTCCTTTGATTGCAAAATACTTAGGAGTAGATGCCTATTGGCTAACAACTGGTGAAAGTGAAGATTCATTTAGTGAAGATGATCTGGTTAAACCAATTATAGTAAGCAAAGAAAATAATGAATATGTATGGATAGAAGTTGTGGAAGCTAATTTTTCATGTGGGACAGGTGAGTCAATTGAATTTCATTTTGATGCTATTAATGGAAAAATTCCTTTTCCCCCCTCTTTTTTTAAAGAAAAACATGTCGCTCAAGATTGCATGCGTATTATTAAAGCCAAAGGCGATAGTATGATGGATTATATAAAAGATGGCGATCTTGTTGGCATAGACATATCTCAAACACAAATTATTGATGGTGAAATATATGCTGTATATTTTGCTGGCGAAGGTATGCTAAAACAAATCTTTAAAGAAGAAGATGGATCTTTAATTCTTCATAGCCTTAATGAAAAGTTCAGAGATCGCCGAGTAACGGAAGAAAATGGCAAAAACTTTAGAGTTATGGGCCGTCAATTCTGGAGAGCAGGATAATCGATCCATAACCGAAACCTTAATAAAAAGCCGCATAACGTGGCTTTTTTATTATCAAAACGAAAATAAAAGTTAAAATTATTATTTTTAATAGTTAAAACTATTGACTCAATTAATAGATAAAACTATATTTAATTATATTAGTTGAATCATATTGAAAACTAAGTCTAAACATAACTTCTATTTCTATAAGTGAGATAATTATGAAAGAAGAAATAACAGACAACCTAAACTCAGCTCAATCTAATTTTGAACAAACTTTGTGGATGCCTAACTTTAAATCTAATATTTTGATGATAATTAAAATGTTAGCTTTCTTATCAATAGGTTTTGTTATTTGGCTGATTGCAGCTGTTCTTGCAGTAAAATTTTTTATCGCAACATAA